CATCGCGCCGACAAACAGCCCGCCGCAAGCGATAACAATAATTGTTGATATAATTAAGCCGATGGTTTGCATATCACCTCCAATAAAAAAACCGGTTGGTTCCCCGGCCTGGGATGAGCAGGCCGCCCAAAGGCTTTACGGGGAACCAACCGGTCCCTCTCCGCACTCATCCTACGGCTTTTATATAATTAAATATATCATATTGTTTTATCCTTTTCAAGTGTTTTTTTATCTTTTAATAATCCCATCCCCTTAAGTGATAATAGTATAAATGTAATAATTAACTCAGTTTGTCGTGGGTGTATTCCCGTAAAATCATCAACGTATTTTTCAAATAGTGGTATTAATTTATTTAATTCATCAAATACATTAGCTTTCTTTGCAAATATTATTATCCGTTCATAACTGTCATCGGTTCATCTATTATTGTTGCTTTCTTTTTCTCGCGTTCAAACATAAATACCTCCATAATGTAGTGCCATTTTAATCTAATAATATAAATATTGCAAGCGTTATCTTGAATATCTTTTCGCTATTTTTGCGGCTAACACGAGATAGTTTAGACTGTGAAAAAAATGGTCTTCTCTATTCCCTTCCCTCCAAACAAACGCACCAAACTTTCCCATCTTAGGATCAAATACCCGGACTGATACTGTGACCTGATTATAAAAATCCGGTACCGTCGCCGCGTCAATAGGAAGAATCATGTTTTTCAGAGAAATGATACTTTTCACTTCATCGAGTGACGCGGTTCTGTCGACTGTTACATTCCTTCGCTTATCGACAATATCGTCTTTCGGAGTCGTGTAAAAACACGCAAACGCCGCCCGGCCGCGTCCGGTAAACTTGGATTTTATTTTTCTGACAAAATATTGTTCCGGCAATCCATCAAGCACAATAAATTTAACATCATGTTCAATTGCCAAAACGAGAAGATCATTTACATTCTGCGGCATTTCAAGAATATATGTCACCAACACGCTCATGTCCGGGAGCAACCGGCCGATAGTTACATTAAGCGTATCGTTGACATCCACTCCCATGATTCCGACCCCTGCGGTGGATTTCTGACCATTAAGCATTTCACCAAGACAAGCGTTCAACATATCTTCATCTATTCTCGCCCCCTTGTCGGTAAACGGCAATCCAAGTGAAGCGTTATAAAATCGCTGCATCTTCGTAGGGTTTGTTATCCCTTCCATAAACCGTTCTAGAATTTCTTTAATAAAATATGTTCCGGCAAACATTTGATTGATATGATATCCGCTTTTTACTGATTCAGCTGTCTTGATCCATTTACCGTCTGCATATCTGTCTTTCGGTTTTCCGCATTTTGCGCAGATGATATTTATGTCCCGTGAATCCTCCCAATTCCACGCTTCATCACGGATCATATATCGTCCGGCCTCAATTTCTCTGACCACGTTTTTGAACCAGTCAAAAACATCCCAATACCCACAGTGCTGACATTTTGTATTCCATTGTTTTCTATCCGTCGCATTATATTCTTCCGCGATAGTCCCCGGCATATCTATTGTTGGATTTCCGACTCTGACTTGCATCCTGTATTCTGAGTGTCCCAACCGTTCCCAAGCTTTGACAAGATTTTCCGGGTCACACTCGTCCTGTTCATCGACGATAATTTCATCGGCTTTAAATTCAGCGAACGCCGGTTCAGAATTAGAAGGAACAAACGCTATCGTTCCCATCCCGAATTGTTTCATGCTCATCGACTGCGCCTGACGATACATTACTTTTGTTTTCTCTTCCGCAAGCCCGGAAAACGCTTGCAGAATTGGAGTAAACATTATCTCCTTATCTATGCGATTTCTGACAACACGATATACAAGGCGGTCTGTAGGCAAAACATAAAAAATAGACCGGCCTTGTATCGCCCTGGCCTGAGCTCGATTATGTAGGTATTCGCTTACCGCCGATTGTACGCATTTCATGATTGCGATATAAGCCGCTTCATCGAGATAGAGCTGTTTTAAATATTGATGTTTTACAAAATCGAGTCGTTTATTTTCGTGGGTTCTATGATGCTTGAAAGCCATCCAAGCGGGATAATTTTTCCGCTTTAATATCGAATCAAGCTTTTTTGTTCCCTCCGCTGAAAATGTTACGGAGCGTGTCTTCATATGCCGCTTCATCCTCCGGCTTCAATTCAACGTCGACGTTCATGTGATTAAGAAGGCCTTCAAACTTATGGGTTACGCTTTCTGTTCCCTGGATACGATCAAGCCGTCGGCAGGTCATTAAGTATAATCTAATTGCCCTTGCATTCAAAAATACTTTATTTTTTTTCTTCTCTGTCTCTTTGTCAACAATTTCTTTGGTTTTAAATAACAACGGGAATAACTGTTTTAATATATTGCTATACCTGGAAACTTGCACTGACCGATTATAGGCAAGGTCGACTTCACCGCTTTTCTGCAACCGCTCTTTTATTGCTTTCATATATCTTTCAATTGTAGTATTTGATGTAATATTCCATTTTTTCTTACAGTGGTTTTCTATTTCCTGCCACCCGTATCCTTCAATTACCAATTGAGTAAGTTCTTGTAATCTCACTTCAAGGACCGCGCCGGATGATTTAACCGCCATTAGATATGGTAACCTTTCTTATTTCAGCTTTTCCAATAGCACCTTTTTTGATAGATGCTACCCCTATATGATGACCTTCAAACATATCTATAACATTTTCAAATCCAAAATTACGCGGGTCAAAAAACGGGTAAATTGATTTCTTTTGTTTTTGTTCCATATTCAACCTCCCTTCATTAAGTTTACTGTTTTTTTTTATTTTCATCAACGCCATATTTGAGTAAATAAAAAACTTCTGGAAAACGGTAAGTAACAAAATCATCAACCTGTATTTTCATACCATAATATGTAATAGGATTTCCTAATATTTCTTTTTCTTTTGGAGTTAATATTATAGCTTCTGGATATTTACCCCTGTTTCTGTAATATATCTCACGCGCTGCCTGGATTTCCATACTAAGTTTATCAGATAGGGAATAGTCATTTTTGGATAATTTTTTATTATTCTGTTTTATTTTTCTTATTTCAGTTGCGCCACATTTTCTACATGTTCTTTTTTCATTTTCATATTTTATATATCCAACAATCAATCCATCTATTTCTTTAATAGGTTGCCATTTTGCCATTCGTCCGCCACAATCGCATCTGTTTGTTTTCATAGTTAATCACCTCCGTTTCGTTTCCATGCTTGATAAAAATCCTCATTCCAAATATCAGCTATCAACATAGACGTTGTATAACCAAGTCGTTGTCTCATCTCTCCGCCAAATAGCAACAAAAAAGTAGTATATTCCATATCTGTTCCATTTCGTTTTAACCATTCATCCAAGGCCCTGTTAAAAGTTCCCCGGTCGACATGCATAAGAATGACGCTTTTATCTTTCTGCGCCGCCCTTGCTTTATCAAGTTCAAACTCTATCCAGTCACTCATTTTTTTATCCTCGCTAGAATATCGGGATAATATTCTCGCCTCCATTTATTTTTTATATTTATCAAGAACATCTTCGTCCCCTTTTGTCAATTCACACTGTAGCCGATGTGATTTTTCCATCATTAATCCGTCATTCTCAACAAACCATCCCGGCTCATATCTCGGCCGTTTATTTAACGCGTGCCATGTATTTATCCTGTCTACCATATCATAATCATATATAGCGTCTTCTTTTCCTAAAGGTGTGCATGGCTGCGGAATAAAAGGTGTCCATTTTATTCTAAGAGAAACATTTTTTTTAAGCGGGATTCTGAATATCCCTTGCATCAAATATTCAAATTCGTCAAAATCTGATATTTTTTCCCATGGATAACCAAATATCATAAACTGTTTAAACTGGACGTGTCCCGCATCGATAAGCATCCGATAATAATTGAGAATCATTGAATTTGTAATCTTTTTATTAACACGTGCGCGGGTTGATTCGGTAAGCCCATCAATTCCTATCCGAATAAGCATATTTTTTGCTATGGGCGGTTTGTTTTTCATGACAGATTCAAGCCGCATTGAGCTAAAAGCAGCCATATATCCTTCTGTTTTTAAGTACTCATAAAGCTCTTTATAGGCCGGATAACTTGCTTCATCAGGAGCATAGAAATTTATTTTTCTTGTTTTTGACAAATCACATCGTTTCAAAACCTCAATTAAATGATCCTTTTTATATATTCTGAATTTGGAACTATATCCAAGTTCGCAATAATGACATTTAAAAGGGCATCCACGGGCGATTTCTACATACCAAGCAGCCGATCTTGTTCCAGGACGATTAAGATAAGGAGGGTTTTCTGGTAAAGGATTACAAATCACAACCTCTGGCAAATCCATGCCCTTCTTCCAGTTTTTTGATATTATCCATCCAGCTTGATTTTTCAGGCCATCAATGCCGTCCCTTTCTATCCGATCCAAAGATTCTCCTATAGAATTTTCGGCTTCTCCGACAAAAACAGCATCCCCATATTTTATAATAGGAAGCGGATTATTCTGCATAGGGTGCCCGCCTATTAATCTAATGGGCGCTTTTTGTGGCAATTTCAAAAGCCGCAAAAAATCAGAGCAATGATGAAGTGAAATCATTTCAATATCATATCCCAATTTTGTATACCGGTTCATTTCAACAATATGTCCCGTTTTTTCTGCATGAGTTTTTACATAAAAAGCTCCTATACTTCCCGTGTCTGCGTCATTGCAAGCCTCAATCAAATTAATTCGCAATCGACAGCCTCCCATTGTCGTCCTCTTGGATTAAAACAAGTTCGCTCATTTCATCGATATATCTGCCGATGGTTGAGCGGTGCACATGTAATTGTCTTGCCAGTCCAGACTTTGTCCAGGGATGTTGCTTTAAAAGATTTTCAAGATGTTTCATGCGTTGCCATTTTGTATCGAATCGCAACTCCCTAGGAGTGTCAGTCCTTGTATAATGCATTCTATATCCATATTCATTTACATGTTCCGATCCTGTCAACACGGTACGGCAACCTCCATATATGTTTCCGGGTGCCAGTAGGGAGGAAACGCTCCGCCGAATGATTTTCTATACCCAGTAAGCCCTCCAAGTTGCGGACCAGTTGGGATGGTTTTCATCAACACCGGCTTTCCTCGACAAAGAGCGGTGATACTATAATCTTCTGGCGTCTCCTCATATTCCCAGCGATCAATAAGACCGTATCCTATATTTCTATGCTTACCCAAGCCGATGACTGATTTTAATAGTTTATTGACTTCTTTTTTATCACCACGAAAAAACCATATTACACGATCAACCAATCGTACTCGAACTGGCACATACCGCATTTTATAAGGACCTGAGCCTATAAGCAAGCTTCTCCTTTGAGTAGAATCAAGTAATAGCGCTATTTTATGTGTTTCTATGCGCTTGGATTGATGATCGGACCATTCCGCTCGCGGGGGCGGAAGTATGGGATCGGAACAACAAAAAACATCATGGCCATTGATTGTTCTTTGCGCCAAAGGTATTGGTACTGGATCAATTTCCGACAATGGGACATTACGAGTAAGTTTGTTGTGATGTTTCATTCCCAATCGTCGCGCCAATTCCCATTCCAAAAGCGCATCAAATGCAGGAGGATCAAACGCAAGTGGCGTACTCAGGTACGCCGTCGCTTTCCAGTTTTTTATCATTTGATTTTAAGCCCCCTGCTTGGGAACGCGGCCATCAACCATTCCGCTATCTTGTCCTTGTTGGTATCAATATGCTTGATATAATCGGCAACAACCTCCAAAGTATCCAGATCGGAACCGTAAAAATTTTCACCGTTTTCCATATAGATACTTGTTTTTAATCTCCCATGCCCGATACGTGCTTGCCCGCCGATAGTTCCACCCGAAGCTTCCCACTGTTGAAGAGCATGAAGAAGTGCACCAACCTCAAGCGGTGATATATTTTGGAGAATAAATCCATGATACCAAAGCGCCCCTGGACAAACATTCTGGCCGTTATATATCATTAGTTGAGTATTGTCTGCGTCTGGCATTTCGAGTAATTGCCCGGCGTCATTGCGTTTTCGTGCGTCACCCCTGGTATATTGGTATTGTGTTACGAAATCCTCGCATGAGCGAAGCGCCTCATCAGGCAATCCAATTTCTTCCGGTATCATTTTGGATATTGCCTCGCGGTTTTCTTCGCAGACAAGCAACCCGCGAAGAACATAGAGACTACCGCCAATAACCTGGTTTTTAAGACTGCCGCCAAGCAGCCGGATTAACGGCATAAGTTCCTGCATTTCAGCAATACGCGCCAAGTTTTCGGTTGTTGAAGATTCCGTTAAGTTCCCGCCATTGAAAAGATAATTAGCCTGGTCGATGTTGAGTTTACCCTTAAGGCCACAGGCCCCAATAAGAAAAAGCGCCCCCGGCTCTCTTATCATTCGATGACGTATAGCATTCCCAGACAATACCGGGACTTCTCGGAGCTTGCCTTTTGTGTATACTTGTTCGCGGTTGATAATTGCTTCATTCCCGGCGGTGCCCATCATATGCGTAAGCATGGCCAGGGTTTCTGATACGCAATGTATTTTGCAGTTTTTTATTAAGTTCATTTTTTCCCCCTTTTCGCTTCGGGAATATCGTCTTCAAAAAGCTCATCCTTTTCTTTTTTCAATTCTTCGCTGGCCTTGGCTTTCTCTGCCTTGAGAGAATTCCATAATGCGCGGGCTTTTACGATAATAAGATAATGCTTTTTTTCCATGACCCGTAACCACGCCTCACGCCACGATTGCGTCCGATTCGTTAAATCCTCAAAAATAATGTTGAAATCTTTTGAAGAAGCTACCTTTGCACCGTCGGCCTTTATATACTCAAGGATTTGATTAATAAAGGTCTCCCAATCACCCCCGCACTTTGCAGAACAGACGACGATACCATTTCCGATTCTCTCCCACAAAGTTTTACGGTCAAGATCATCGCTGAACAGACTCGCCAAAACCGAGGTGAAGTTGACGGCCATCGTCTTCACTTCTTCTTTCATTTCCTCCGGCATTGCTTGATCGGGATCGATTATACCCGCCAGTTTTTGCCTGAATTCCTGTGCGCTTAATACCTGGATATTCATATTGTGCTTCCTCCTTCGATGGAGACAGCCACGCCGCAAGACGTGACATCGGTTCTTCTCGGATACGGAGCCAACGCTCTAAACCGTCGATAGAACTATGATATTCTTCATACCGGACATACGATCCGGTAGTAATTTCACCGAGTAATGCTGGTTTTCCGAGGGCCGCGCAAATAGGCGGAGTCATTTTTAATCTTTCCAAAAGAACAGCGGAAACGACCTCTATTCGTTGATTCTCAAGCAACAGGGGATATACATCGCGACTCATAGCCACGGGCGCGCGGAATATTAATTGTTTTTGTCCAGAATCGGCAATTACAATAACAAACGGAGGTTCCGGCGGATTAAGAATTATTTCTCGAAGATATTTCCTATGCGCCTTTGTCGCCGCGACTTTTTTTGTCTGCGTCAATACCCATGAATACATCCGTGGTTGCATGCCACGCGGTGTTGTTCTTTCTTTAATCGTTCCGTCTATCATCTCTATGCTATCAGGACCCTGCCCAAGAGATTCAATGCAACCAAAACATACATATTCCGATCCTGGAAATCTGACAATATCTCGATTTGTAAAAGTAGGCTTTACATATTCATTTGTTTTATAAGTTTCGTCACAATACGCACCGCAATAATAACACCGATATTCCCCCGCACATTGTGATTGTCCCGCAAAAAGCATTGATGCTGTTAAATATTTCATTCTTTATGTTCCTTCTTTTTTTGTCTTTCTATTTTCCTCCGCTGTTTCCTGTTAAGCCCGGTCATCGGTATCGCTTCCGGTTTTTCGGTTTTCATTTCCGCGTTTTCCTTGGCTTTCTTTTCACGCTCGATTTTTTCTTTCCGTTCGATCTCTTTAGCCATTTCATCAATCCACTTTGTGATTTTGTTCACCCGCCAAGTGAGAAACTTCGACCTCTCAATATATGCCTTGCATATATTCCCAATAATGATATCGTTCAACAAGTTTTTTTCCACCCGGGAAACCTCATCCGCGAATCGGTCCTTTGTAAACCCGTATTCCTGCGGAGCGTGATAGTCATGTTTTTTGGAAACCATCTTAATGGCGTTTTCCATATTGATTTGCGAATACCTGGCGGCCTGTTTTATTTTTTCTCTCTTTCTCATATCATCTCCTTTCTTTAAAACGGCATTTCCGCTTCCATTTCTTCCAAACTGTCTCCGCAATTTTCTCTTGAACCTATCGTATTCATAAGCAATACGACATCATCAACCGTCATTTTTTCATCGACAAACTTTTGAAACATGCGATACATTTTGGTATTACAATCAACATCGAAATCGTATAAGGAAGCTGTTTCACCGGATTCTATATCCCTTTCCCACCCGCCCATATAGAGCTGTACTTCAATCCCGTCTATATTTGGCAGATAGTTGACGAAAAAATCATTACCGATATTTTTCATCATATCGGCAATTTCAATAAGCGAATGTAATATTTCTTTCATCCGTCCGGTCATAACACACCTCTTAAAACTGTAGATTTTTAGGCGCTGTAATCGCGCCTTGATTTTTTTGTGTTATACTATTAACAATCATCTTTCCTATTTGTCCGTCCCCCGTATCGCGCATCACATTAGTAGGGTCAAGTATATTCGATCCGCACAAGTCGCAATACGTTTCACCTTTTTCTCTTTCTTCTCCGATTCTTTTACCGCACCCCTTACACCGTTCAGGGTGAAAAACTTTCTTTTTTATTCCATCCGGTATTGTTTTCATAGACCCTATCAGTTTATCCCAAAAAACCGTTGATCTGACTAAAAGCTCTTGCCTGTCTGATTCGTTCATATCATACACGGTTCCCTTTTTATCCATCTTATGTAACTTCATAAAATCTTTTAATTTCGAACCGAGATATTTTCCGGTCTCCGTAGAGTATTCATCTTCAAGACCAAACTTTGACGGTTCAAATCCTGTTATGTGTTGTACTCTTTTACGCCCTGGGATAAGTTTATTTAATCCGGTAATTGACGGTTTATATTCGCAATTTATAACGACTCGATCCCATAGCGTATTAAGGTCATCTTCGTCATACATTTCAATTATTTTTTTTGAAAATTGTTTTTTCCTAAACTCGGCCGCTTGTTTTGTTATCCCTCTTTTTTCGTCTTTTTCCCAATCGCCGAATTGATATATTATTCTCTGCATAAACTCGGAATGTTTCATTTATGAATAAATCCCTCTTCTATCAAATCGTTCATATATTTTTCTGTCTCTTCAAGAGTCGGTAATTTTTTTTCTTCCGGTGGTTTTATAGTCATTTTCAACCAAGTCCTTGGTGACACCAAAATATGAGGAAGCGGCAGGCATTTCCTCAGATATTCAAACCCTTCCGGCGGGTCTTTTATGTACGATATAAATCTTGACACCATCTCCTTGATGTCACTCTTCCATCCGTTCCCGTTATTCATCATGTCAATCAATTCCCATATGCTCTTCGCTTCAAGCGCCGCGCTCTTTCCGGTAATCTTAGCTCCCAGCGCATCTTCGAACATCAACCAGATTTCATCTTTCATTTCCGTCTCTTCTTTACTTCTTTTTTTACGATTATTTTTTTTCAAAACAACTGCCGGAGGCGTAGCCGACGGCAACGGCGAAGCCGTGCTTGTCGGTTTTTGTTTACTCCTCTGACCTAATTCTAGTGGTAACTCAGAAGCGTGAACAGCCCCTTTATATACAGTGTTTGTAATACACTGTATATGGTGCAGTGTTTTTTTTGTTTCAATATTTAATTCTCGTTGAATTATTTTATCAAAATAATCAAGATTTATGGCATAAACTGTTTTTTTCCCCCTTCCTCCTCCAGAATGTATTTTTATCATCCCTTTTTCTTGCAACGATGAAAGCGATTTAAATATTGATCTTTCAGACATATTTGCTTTTGATTGAATATCATTTCGCTCAATAGGTTTAAGCATATCTATATGACCCCAGGAATGGCGTGCGATAACCAAAAAGACAACAACATCAAAAGGCGATAGGTTTTTCATTTCATAATCAACAAGAATATTCAAAACTTGGTCAAAGCACCATTCCATATTATCCTCCAATAAAAAAAGGGTTTGTATCCCTCCGCCCCGGCGTGCGCCTCATAGGAAGGCGCGGGCGGGGGAATACAAACCCCTGTGCCTATGATATTTATTCGCCGATTAAAATATAATACAATCAGACCAGTTATGTCAATATAGGGCGCGGCCGGTACACCGCGCCCCGTTCTCCAGGAGCCTACCTCCTTTCTTTAATATTTTGCGATTTTTTGTATATGCTTATTCGGATCAAACGGGCGCAATGTTATCACATCACCGTTTTTCTCGACATCATAAAACCGTCCGATCAATCCCGCCAACGCATAAGGCAAATTAACCCTGGGATATTTTTTCCCCGGACCCGATCCGATTATCTGGACAGGTTTTGTCGATTGATATTTTTTCACTATTGACCTCCTCAAAATATATCAAGCTCTTTTTGAGCAACTTTTTCACCATCCTTTGCAATCGGTTTTTTCAAAGCTGCTTCTACTTTATTCCTTAAATGCGGATACCGTTTCAAAAACTCATCACGCCCCCGGCCATTGTCAAATAGCGCATGGGCATTATCGCAAAGATGCAACCAATTAGAAGGCGTATCTTTCCATTCTTCTGGATTACCGCCCATTCCCCGGGCGTCTATATGGGCAAGACTTCCACCGCCATTACCCAGCCATGAACCGGTAGCTTCGCAAATAGGAACAGCGTTCTTGTACTGTTCCGCCGTCATAACATCGTTGTGAAGCGTGATCCCCTCGTCGTTGATAAACTGCCGCCAATCTTTCCAGTGACGATGAATCTCCGCTTGTTTCTCTACGGGAACACCGTAATAGGAAATACGGTTAAAAAGCCTATCAATCCATTCCGCCATCTGCACGGTGTTAAAATGAGAAGTCGTGATAACCACCTTCATGTAGATTGTATTGTCTTCCTCTTTAATCACGGTACATTTCCGGTATTCCTGCTTGATATACTCAATATGTTCTCGCTGTATTTTGATTATAAAAGATGGACAATAATCATCGACATCTTGTTCGTAGAGTTGTGTTCTGGTAACCTCTTGGGCCTTCGCCCCGGAAACGCCGGCATTCATTATATAGGCAAGAATCGTATACAAAACCCACATAAGCGCGTTTTGATCGAGGGTACGTTTCTTATAATGATAGTCAACCATAAACTTTAGTAGCTTCAATTCACCGGCTTTTTCTTCCGCACTGGTAAGACGATTATTGAACATTTTAAGCCCGGGAAGACTGTCACGCTCGACTATGATATGAAATATGTCTTTCTCTTCACCGTGTTTTCTGTATCCGTAAAATGTTGTAGACGCCATTATTCACCCCAAAAAAGTTGTGACCGCTTATCTTGAAATGCCTTTACCATGCGCACCCATTCAGCACCGGCCACCATTCTTTTGTCGACTCGATGTTCCTGGAAATTATATCTTCCTTTATTATTGAGATACAGGCAGTATGATCCACTACTTAACCATTTAGGGCCTTCCTCGATAATGCAATAACCGGAAATCTGTAAAATATGTGAAGCGGATTTCACCCCGGATTTTATATCAATATAATTTCTGCGTTTTGGATTATCAGATAGTGGAAGCAAAGCGCAAATATCAACCGTCCCGCATATATCAAGAGTCTCATCATACACACTATATTCATGATTCAAGATAACCGGTTGATGTTCTTTCTTCCATTTTCTATACGCATCAAGATATGGCTTCAACCACTTTTCTACCGTTGATTCATCAAGCGTTCCCTCGTCATCGAGAAAACAAGTCTTGTGTATGATTGTCCCCCGGATACGGCTTTCCTCCGTGTAAAATCGTTTCGCTTTATCAACGTCAAACGAGTTTATTACTTCTGTCACGGACGGTATTCTTCTCCGGTCTTGATTCATCTTTTCATAATAATCATGACCGTCGGGATTGTAAAATATCCCCTTCTTGATTTCAATTTCCATATGGCCGCTCAGGGATTCGAACCCCGATATGATGCCCGCCACCTAACTGGAAGGAAACGGCTTCATCGACGGCCTACCACCCATTATTTATGGGCCGTTGAACCTTTGTCAAACGCCATGAAACCGGGAACACAAAATTTTTCCTTTTCGTTCCGGGCTTCACTGTTGATAGACGGCCAGTTCGGTTGCAGAAACTTACCGTACCGGTCAAAATCCTTTGCGGCCGCTTCCACCAATAGCTTGAGCGATACTTGTATATCCGCCGCCGTCGCTTGTGCGGTCCACAATTGCCTATGGATGCTCCCGGAATACGAAGCTACTTTCTCTTCCATTTGCACGGGAGCGGCGACGGTAGGGGCGGCTTTCAATTCCCTGACCGCTTGTTTGGCTTCAGGAGTGCCCATCTTTTTCAGCGATTCGATTTCTTTCCTCTTTTCCTCTTCGGCTTTTTTCTGGGCTTCAAAGATTTTTTTCCTATTCTCTTCCTCGATTCTGCGGTTCTCAGCGGTGATATAATCGTTGGTTTTGATGTCAAGTTCACTACGGGCGTCCTTGATAAGGTCGGAAATGGCATCGATAAGATCGTCAAGCTCTTTCTTTTCCGCCGCCGCCTGGCGTTTCTTCTCCGCCCGGGCCGCAAGTTCATCTTTGAAATAGTTTTTCACTTTCGTCAGGTATTCGGTGCAAGCTTTGATAAGCTTTTCCGCTCCGGTTTTGGTTTCCTTATCGGTAACGGCCATAGCTTCCGCAAGGGTATAGATTTTCATGGCTTCTTTGCGGAGTGCCTCGACCTGCACGGCGTCAAGTTTTTTGGGAATTTCAAGGTCGCGTAAGTTGTTGGCTTTTCTGGTAATTGTCTGTGTCTTCATTTCGCTTTTCCTTTCTTTCTTTTGGATTCAAGGTCCCCTTCCCATTTTGCCTTGAGAGATTTAAGCTTACCGATATTCTGCTGGTCACCGGCGTCTTTCGCTTCGGTTGTCATTTTGACAAGCTCTTCATCGCTAAACAGTTTTGAACTGAAACATCTTTTATACAACGCGGTCAACGCCGCTTTGTTGATTTCAAGATCGTCGTTTTTGTTTTCCCCTGTTCTTTTGGACGGTTCCTTCATGGCGGTCTTCCCCGATCCGTCTATATCATCGTCCTCCGATACTATCCCCAAACCGTCCATCATGGAATAACGCCGCAAGTAGGTTTGTGTGGCCTGTATCGCTTGAAGCGGGTTCATGCGCGTTTCGCCTGTTTCTCTATTCGCCGCCGCGACGAGGATAGGGCCTTCCGCCACTGACCGCCTGGCATGGCCGTATCCGACAAGCACAAAAGCGGATTCCATCCACTTATGTTCTTTGTCGATTTTTGACCGTTCCCAATAATATGAAAAGCCATGATCCGCGATTTTTTTATCAACCGCTATCTTTATCGCGGCGAGGGTACTGTAGTTATTCGTGTATCCCTTTTTGTTTCTTTGGATCGGTTGTAAATCGGCTTGAAGTTCAGCGAAATGAATGTAAAACTCTTTTTCCGCGTACTTCTCGTCTTCTTTTTCCTTCATTTCGATAAGCCGTTGCATCCGATCAAGATCATAATCTTTGTTAATAGCAATTTCGATAAGATTTTCAGCACGTTTTTCAATAGCTTTTTTTGGTCTCGGTGTGTTTTTAGCCTTCACCAAGGCCTTGCTTTTTTCCGCCATAAGCACCTCCATAATATGATTTTATTTTAATCTATTTATATAATAATGTCAAATGTTTTTTAATACCCTGGATTCCAAAACATCTTTAATTTGAGAAACACTTCCTTTCAACACAAGAATGCGAAAATCATTTTTTTTACATCGGGAGATTTTACCGACAGATTTACCGTTAACATCAACAATATTCCAACCACCAAGTGTTGAAACAAATCTATATTTTTGATATTGAGATTTAATACGGACAACCATTTGATACCCCCTTGATTGTATCAAAAAAAAAGCCGGACTATTTCTAGCCCGGCTAACGGAGGAATTATAGGAGAGTGTTAAAATACCAGCATACGCTGATATAACAGGACACCGCTCCAATAAGGGCAAACGCAATACCCAAAAGTACCTTACCGCCGATTGACATATTCTTCATGACACATCCCCCAAAAGAACAGTCAATCTCCAATCGCGGTATTTCGGATTGAGCATTCCTGCTTTTTCGTATGCGCTCATGACAAACACATGTGTTTTGCGCATTTTTTTTAATAGCCCAACTCTTTCTTGCATGGCGGGAACAAAATTATCAATCAACGTTTTGGCATAATCCTTGACGGCACTGTAATGATCCTTCACGTGTTCCAGCCCGTCGTACACTGACATCTGTTGTTTTTGTTCCATATCCACCTCCGCTTGGTCTATCTCATCAGCGCCGGGTGACCAGTCCCGGCGGACGCCCCGCAGGGCGTTTCGACTATTTATCCGCCATGTCATAGTAGCACTGTTCAGCGTCCCGCAGATAATCACGGCAATCGAAACAATCATCATTTGTCCCCCGCCGTTCACCGCATGAAAAGCAGTGACCTTCATTTTGAGGGTCACTGTCAAAACATGTTTTGCAATTCTCTTGATTGCTCCCAAGGTCATGGTGACATTCAGGGCAATCGGGAATATGCGGACCGCTGTTTATTTTTTCGATTTCAATTTCTTCTCTGAGTTTATCGGCGCGCAGTTGATATATCAAAGCGCTTGATTCGTCTCCGTTTTTCAATAATTGATTGGCAGTCATTTCGATAACGCCGACTCGAAACTGCATAATCGCAATAGCAAGATTTCCCATAGAGCCTCCTTCCGCTGGAATCATCCAGCGTTCCCCCTCGCGCCCCGTAGGACGCGGGAGGGATACAGGTTACCAATAATCGGTATCATCGTTTCCTTGTGGAGCACGATAGCCACAATCGAAACATTCGATACCATTAAAAGCGTAGTACCCACAAGCAGGACATTTCATCATTCTTTGCCTCCTCCGCCTACGTATAGGCGTTTCAAAGGACGCTCTGATGGACGTTTTTCCCGGGGGTGGCTAACACCAAACCACGCGATTGGTTTTTCAGAGCGCCCGTTGAATTACCCCATAATTTGATTCCACATGCGTTCCGCAGGGCGCAGAAGGGATTACGACTGCATATTTGCGTTATATCGTTGCAAATCGAGATTGTGGATATATAACGGCCGCATATATTCACGCGCAAGCGGCGACCCGTGAATATCAACCGCCTGTTCGCCGATTATGTAATTCAAGCCAACGCATTCGGCAGGGATATCCCCCGTTCGTGTGTTGCCGACAAATGTATATCCGGCAGGAACTTTTTCTTTTTTCATACGCTCCTCGCAATCTGCCGCATGGCGACATGAACAATATTTTTTTCCTCCGCAACCGCTTCCAGCAATTCACGGCGCGGCTGCGCTTTCTCAAATTGTTGGCGGCCGTGCAAAATCGCCACGGCTTCGCACTGTTCGGGAGTCGCCCAGGGCGTCCCGAAGATAATTTCCATAAGTTCGATTGTGATCATAGTCCCTCCTTGATAAGAGACAGCGGGGAAAGCGTCCCCCGCTGCTCAATTTAACAGATGACGAGTCCCAGTAACTTCATATGGGTGGTATTAACCGAAAATCTTAACAAATGTTAAACGTCATCTAAGCCTTGCGGCTCCGGAGGCGGTCTGTACTTGCGAACAGCGGGCAGAAGCAAGATTCTTCCAATCCATATTCTACAGACCACCCTCGGAGCCGGACGGCCTAAGCCGTCAGCTCTATTGCAGACTGGCACGGGAATCTGCACCCCGGTAAAAGTTGACGAAAGCTCCTGCGCCGCACCGTTTCCGGTGAGCGGCGGCGCGGGGTTAATTAAGGAAGTACCATATTGTACAAATAGTACAATCGTGTTCCGAGCTATACGAAATATTTTTGATTCTGATATTAGGAAATTGTGCAAGCCACTCAATTATCTTTTTGTCAAAATCTTCTGGCTTTCCTGACGCATACAAAAAAGATTTTGTTTTTAATGTATCGCCTTCTCCATTATTATTCAATATTTCCATAAGTCCCTCCTTACGCCATTCGGCGCAGGAGCCTTCGTCCTGTGAGATAGACCGCAGAGCCGCCCGGTTGCCCGGGCGCTCGTGGTAATTACTTTTCTTCGGGCAAAGTCTTTGAAATTTTTTCCGCTTGCTTATTAGCGGTCTCGATGTATACAGCGACTTCTTGGAGTAGCCCTTTCGCGACTGCCTTGGCAAAATGGAGTGAAACTTCCCGGTATGGATACCGCGAATCAGATGTGAGACAGTAGTGTTCCTCATTTTCGAGGTCGAGTTCTCCGTCATAATCGAAGTAGAGATCCTTCGAATGACGACCGAAAAACAGCCGGTCCGCGATTTTGACGTACTCATAGTCATGCGCATGTCTCATACCGGGGCGTAAGGCGCCGAGATTTTCAAGGATTTTTGACGCCACGCTGTCGACAGCATGTTTCAGTTTCGTCGTAACACGGCTGTTTTCGTCTCCGGCTCTCTCCAGGCGCTTTACGTCATCGATAATACTCATGGTGTTTCTCCGCGTTTTTGGTCCGCCGACCTATAGATGAGCCATACGGCTCTGTGGTCTATCTCTGTGAGAGAGCCTGACGCGCCGCACTCCAGGGAGTGGGCGGCGAGCCGTAGTATTAATCCCAATAGGTCGCGACGTCTTCTTCGGTGATGGTATCTGTCTCTATTTTTTCTTGCAGCGCAGAATATTCTGCAATCCGTTTTTGCGATATTTTTTTCACGACATCGCTTGTCGCTTCTTTTTCTTGTTGTGTATAGCGTTCAATCTGTCTTTTCACATCTGCTATCATTTCGACGTAATTTTTTTGTACTGTGGTGTTCCCGAAAGTTTTCATGTAATGCCTCCTGCGCCTCAGCGCGTCAAGCTCTCTCGTCCGTCTCTTTTCGGCTTCCGTCTCCGTTCGCGGCATCCCGCCGCTCGCCCCCTGTTTTCCGTCTCGCCGGACTGGCTTCGCCGAAGGCCGCTTTCGCGACAGGTTGCCGGTTGCCCGTTTCACTATTTTGATATATATATAATATACCGCAATCGGCACAATATATCAAGTGTTTTTACAAATATTTTTATTTTTTTTTCAGGCCCTTTTTACGCTTTTTTCAAGGCCGGACGCCCGGGACCAGGGTTGTTTTTAATAAGGTCAAAAGCTTCTTGCGGAACAATCCAAATGCTGCCGCGCTGCTGGCAGAGCTTGCGTATTTCATATTTCCGTTCGATATGGGAGCGAACCGCCCGGGGAGATATTCCTAATTTTTTAGCCGCTTCAATCGTCGTATACCACATACCTATAATATACCGCAATCAGTACAGATTATCAATATAAAAAGGGCCGACTTTCGCCGACCCTCAATTATGGAAGCAAGCCCGGTGCCCCGGACCTTTAAAAAATATCGAACACGAAATGAAAACCGCAGGTAACCGCCATAGCGCCGCCGATTATTATCAACGGCATGTCTCCAGTGAACAGGCCGTATAAAATCAACCCCGTACCAATTACGCCGTCGGCGATCCACAGAATAGTATTTTCAGTTCTCAATCTGGAGAGCGAGTTTTTGACATTCTCGTATTCCTGTGATTGCCGTTTGTATATCTCCCGTTGCTCCGTTAACTGCGTTTCGTAATCCATCAATAATTTTTTGTCTCTCTCGTTCTCGGTTTTCCTCTCGTTTTTTTCTATCGTTAATTGATTGCTCAAGTCGCTGGTTAAGTTCTCCAAAGTTTTGATTTGCTGTGCGCAAGCTATCAATTTCAGTTCGCAGTCCAATAATTTCTGTTGCATTTGCATTCTCACAGACAAATCCCCTGATTGTGCCGATAGCACCGGCGACGACAAGCAAAGAAAAAATAACGATAACGATATTACGCGCCACAAATTATCCTCCTATATTTTCAAGCGGTTTTGATCCGCCGTTAGCTTTTTCCCGCTGAATCGCTACAAACTCTTTAAGCGGTTTGCCCAAAAACGCGGCGGCTATTTCCGGTATAAGAATTCCCGTCGCCACAGGAACGTACTGAACATAAGCGGCGATAGCGTCCGGTTTGAACAACACAATACCCAGCCCAGCGAGAAGAATAACCGCGACAAGTCCCACGGTAGCACCTTGTAAAATCTTGAGCATCATAATCATAACCTCCAGCATCTGGTAATATCGGTATGAACGTTGTCTACGAAATCATTAAGACCCATCCATTTGTTTCCGTCGGCATCTTCTGTTTTCTGCAACCATTTCACGGGAGCAGGGTCTTTGAAGCCGATCAACATATCTTTTTCTTTATAAGCGACAGCCGTCACGAAATGCCCTGGGTTTTTTAATCTTAGAATACAGGCGACACCTCTACTCACTTCTCCCGCCACATACGTGAAGGTAGCGTTGAATGAAAAATCAGAACCGCAATTAAATATTTCCCGTAAAGCCAATTGATGATATTGCGGTATCTGTTCCGGCGGCCACTTGCCATCATGCGGTTGTTCATGGCACAGTGGCAGTTTTCTTGTCTGTTGGAAATGAGGCCAATTTTTCTCTTCATGGAAATACAGGTCAACCAAATCCTCTGGCTGCCATTTACGGTAGCTTCCTCCGAAAGGATTTTCCCATTCATCGAATTTAGGCGTTACCGCTGCCCACGGCAATACAATCGCCGTATCGTTACATTTAGTCAAAGCCGGGCCATCGAGGATTTCCATAACATTATTGCCCTGGCGATATAGCGCGTTACGTCCCGTGTTTAAGCATCCCTTCACAGCCTATCCCTCCATTTCAAAAGGATATCAAGGATCCTCTCAACTTTATCATTCAGCGACGACAAACCTTTAATGGTCGTACTGATATTGGTTTCGTTCACGCTGATTCTTGTTTCATGTTTATTTATTTTCTCGGTGGCGGAAGCGTTTGGATTGATAATTCCATAAACAACAACAAACCCGATTATAGTAACCGCGTTTGTAATGAATACCGGCAACAATCTTTTAGGTGTCCATTTGTGATTTTCAACCGAGACGTTTTTTTCCGCCATAATTAACCGCCGTTTATTTTCGCCCTGTTAAGCCAAGCCGAAAAGTTTCCTACAAAACATTTAGACCCGATATGACCGACCGTAATTTCCGGATCAAGGTAAACTTTACCGCCGCATGATTTCCAAAGCCGTGACATCATAATATCCTCACCCGTCAACTCTCCGTTGACTATTTCAATCCTGAAAATCATTTTGTTTTTCCCGCCGCGATTATCGTCATTATAAGCTTTTGCTTTTTTCCAAAGTTTTTGCATACACTTTTTTGTCATCCGGGTGAAAGCACATCCCACGCCGTCGACTTCAATCAACCCGTTTTTGTCTTTCTCCATCTTATCGATGGGACGATTGCATTTTACGGCGTAAACTTCCTGCGTGTCTGTTTTTTTTCTGGCCGTCCCGGATACCAAGTCAACGGGATGGGAAAGAAGTTTCAAAAATTGCCCGGGGGTCCAGTCCATGTCAAAGTCGATAAACACCAAATCGTCAACCTCTCTCAAAAGCGCCTGTTTGACGATATCGTTCCGCATCCTGACAAGAAGGGCATCATCTTTAATGAAAAATTGTTCGATGATGATATTAGCTGCCGCGCAAGCCCTGATCGTTTCAATCAGAGCGTTGGTGTAAAGAACTTCCACTCGCCCGTCATGGGACGGTGTACCGATCATTACCCGTCTGGGTGCCGGTTGTTCCATTCTGACATGTCTTTCTTTTGCTTCCATATGGTTTCTCCTTGATATTTATTCAAGAGCATCGACTTTCGCCGACAACTCTTGTATAGCCTTGACGATGACGGGAAGCAATTTACCGTCTGAAGTTTCGAGTATTTCCGGATTAGTATCGTTGACAAGCCGCAACCATTCGGCGTTTTCACTTGTCATCAAGCTTTGAAACTCCTGAGCGATAAACCCGGCGGACAAAACATTTTCTTTTTCTTTTGTGCCCTTGGGTTGTAAAATGGGAAAACCATTTGAATCCCTGTTTACTCTTCCCTCAGCATCTAAAGAATACAATATCCGTTTGTTCCAATAAAATTGAACCGGTCTGAGTTTATTGAGAAAATCGAGTCCCAACGCAAGATCCGCGATATCGTCTTTATCCCGCTGGTCTGATATTGCCGTAATCGTGGTAACCGCACAACGTAAAGATGTTACATTCGCGTCTCCAAGCGTCACGGAATTATCTGCGGTTGCTCCTGTCGGTTCAGCGTCATATCCGAGACAAGTATTATTTGATCCTGTTGTTATAGTTGATCCGGCACTATATCCACAAGCGGTATTATTTACCCCGGTTGTAGCCGAAAACAGAGAAAGTCTTCCAAAAGCGGAATTATTCGAACCTATCGTATTTGATCCGAGAGAACTTGTTCCGCAAGCGGTGTTTGATATCCCGGTTGTGTTAGCGTCAAGTGTCGATGAACCTATAGCTGTATTTCCTTCTCCTATCGTATTTGATCCAAGAGAACCCGCTCCGCAAGCGGTGTTTGATACCCCAGTCGTGTTAGCGGTTAAAGCTTGCCACCCCATAGCTACATTTGAGGCCCCTGTGGTATTCGCCTTCAGCGCCTGATAACCGACGGCAGTAAGGTTGGAGACGGTGGAAACTTGTAACGCGCTTTCTCCTATCGCGACATTATTTGATCCTGTCGTGTTTGTTGCTAAAGTATTTAATCCCATAGCAATATTGGAATTGCCGGCCGTGTTTGCGCCAAGAGCAGCTATTCCAATTCCAATATTTCCCCCGCCGATAGTATTGGCATCAAGTGACGCGTCACCGATAGCTATATTACTGCTTCCGGTTGTATTATTAAATAATGTAGCGTTTCCTATTCCGATATTTTGAACACCATATGTATTTGAATAAAGCGCAGTAATACCAATACCAATATTTATATGTCCTGTGGTATTCGCTTGAAGAGCGTTTGTCCCAATTGCAATATTATCATATCCGGTTGTCGTATATCTTAATGCATACGTTCCAACAGCGATATTGTCATCACCGGTTGTACAAGTGTAAAGGGAATTAGAACCGATAGCAATTCCATTGCTTCCTACATATGCATGAAGAGCATCTCTTCCAACAGCTACATTCATATTTCCTGTCGAGTTTAGTAAAAGAGCGTTATATCCAATAGCTACATTATATTCTCCATCAGTAATACTACCACCGGCAGATCGTCCAACAGCGGTATTATAATATCCGACAGTCAAACTTTGTAAACAATTAGCACCAATCGCAACGTTTGCTGTTCCCGTTATGGCTGAAGATAAAGCAAGATATCCCACACCAACATTATAAGCGCCTGAAGTAATCGCTTGCATTGCGCCGTTTCCAATTGCGACATTTTGTTCTGAAACAGTGCTTACTCTTAAAGCTCTATATCCAATAGCAACATTATATTTACCAGTCGTATTTGATTCTAATGTTTGATATCCGATAGCTACATTATAAATACCAGTCGTCAAACTATTTAACGCCGATGTTCCCAAACTTATATTTTCAGTACCGACATTTCTAGCCGTTATTCTGCTTCCCTCATGGGTAATAGTAAGAAATGACGAACCGTTTCCCACAAGACGGGCCAGGGAAACCTCATTGCTTGTTGGAGGCGTGGTATTACAGGTGATTGTGTAACTATCGGCCACGCAATAATAATATGACCCGGAAGCGAACTCGCGTGTCCGGCTTTGAATATCAGCTTCGTCATAACTCATTTTGAGATAATTGATAGAAGCGCCGTCAAGCGTAGCGCCTGCGGCAGATAAATCAAACCCCGAAACGGTAGACGGGTTTTCAACCAACACGTAAATCTGAAAAGTGGTTTTCGACTGAGGGACCGCCCACGCCGATCCGTCATCTCCGATATCAACGTCATATTCGACTATCCCGGAACATGACCCTATATTAACTGTCGTATATGACGCGACGGCAACGTTACCTTGTTTGAGCAATTTCCCGGACGACCCAAACATATGCCAAAACATAGCACCAGCTTGACTTTGCAGATACCGAAACGTTCTGACCATATCCTGTCCCCAGAATCTATCACCCGTGATATACGGAATATCGTCGGCCCCGTCGTTATAGAATTTCAAGTTCTGTAATCTGTTCAATCTCGCCATAACAAACCCCTATTCGTTTATGATTCCATTCGCGTAAGTTGTGAACACCCCGGCGGTAACGTAACCTAAAAAATACTTGAAATAAGCCGCCACATGGTCAGTCAACGCTGTTTTTATCTCCTCGACCTCGGTGGCCGTCAAAGTAGACGAATCAACGTCGATATAAATATTTCCCTTGATCCCCGGTTCCGTTCCCTTACCGTACATCAATATTCCGTATCCAAGGGAAGCGTCTTTTCCGCCGCATCCGGCCCAATAATATCCCGCTGGTTCATCGCCTTTCCCGCAACAAATCCAATCATCATAACCGACCGTACTGAACAAACTGCAATCGCCGCCGACGTAGGTATCTATGATTATTTTCACGTCATCATTAAACAACGTTCTGTTGCGATGATTTTGCACGGCATAATATATTTTTTTGCGTTTGGTATCCTCTGAGTCAAACGGAAGAATCCCCGCCGCAAACATGTATCCCAATTCATCGAGGATAACAGACGGGCATCTAATGGGATTAAGAATCAATCCTATTCCAAAAACATCATCGGTCAATCTCGATATCTGAGTATTAAGAGCTGACGCAAGCGCCGTCATCGACGCTTCACCTTTGTCCTGATATATTTTCGGAAAATGTTTTATAATATCACTCGGTATCATGGTATTTGCGTGACCGTCATGGTCCCTTCCGTGGTTATTTCATCGTCGGCCATACTGACCGGAAATGACGGTACGCTTATCGTCATATAATCGACCCCCCAGACGCGGGAATCGACATACCCGGTTACATCAGACTCTTGGACATCTTTGTCAAAATCTCTTGCATCAAGATTATCAAGCAGTTCGGCAATTTGATTATAATCGTCGCTGTCAAAACTGGTCGACCATTTATCGTTAATCCAGTCAACGGAGTTCTCAATTCCATTATCTTGATATAACAACAAAATCTCTTCGCCGCATTCCGTGAAAAGCAATCTCAAAGCAAGAACCGTGTAAGCTTGCACGGTCGCGAAAGTATACCCGGCCAATATTTTAATCTGCGCCGTCACCGCCACCGACGTAATAGTGGAATCGACAAACCTGACATCCATACTTTCACACACGCTTCGTCCAATAAGATACGTTTGTATTGCGGTTTTCAATGCGCTTGACGGATTACCGCCCCCCGTGGCGATCCCCAACACACGTGCCGACAAGGTACCGTAATAGTTGGCCGTCACGTCGACAAGCGATATGCCGCCGTAGTTCAACACTAACCCTTCTCCGTCTTCCTCTGTTACAAACCGATCACGGGCTTTAAGAAGCAGAGGCGCGTTTCTCTTGATTGAAGCGTCACCTTCAGCGTCCGCTCCTCCGGTAAGGGCCGCTGAATTGGTAACATCGGTTATGTTTGAATCAGCGCCCGCGTATATCGTCACGGTATCTTCAAGCGCGACGTTTGAATCAACACCGCCACCGACCGCATAGGAAATATAAACCGGGAAATCTCCCGGCAACGATCCATATGTGCCGTCACCAAATATGACGACCATTGTACCGTCCGAGTTATAATCAATCCGATAATGCGTATCAGCCGCCCCGCTGTCTATCAGCGTATCGACCCGCGTCCAGGTAATCGAGTTAATAACGATAACAACGGTATCACGCAGGATATATTGATCTGGTGCGGTCATTTCTTGCCACTCGGTGACATTATCGCCTTGTCCCAACACGAATTGATCTTTGGACGTTTGCTGATAACAGGTGACTTGAATGGAAAACAGCGTGACCGTATGCGTACCGGAACCTGCCGTGGTAATGTCTATGTAATCGTTATCAAATGATTTGTCCTGATTTTCCGCCAGTCTGATATGAGTGGCGTCGACCCGAATAACGTAATAATCGGTAGCAGCCGCCAACCCGCCCGGCAGTGTTCCGGTCGTCGATACCCGTACTTTTTCTCCCGTGGTATAATCACGCGCCACTACAAGCCAATCGTCACCGGCGCTGGCCGTAAAAGTCTCCGCCGTTTGCGACGCCTGTGAATACGCTACCCGGGCCTCAAACCGTCTGGCCGATACCGCCACGTTGCCTTGAGTCTGGGCGCATAAGTCATCAAGAGCTATTGCCAAGGGAAACGACACCGCAGCGTCAAGATGGAACAACAAGACCCCGCTTGCGGTCGACCTGGGCGTGGCCGTGTAATCAAGCATCCTCGCCGCTTCCAAGATACGCCGCCGCGTAAACGCGGTCCCCAATAATACGTTGTTTGCCTCACCGTCCAAGATAAACGAAAACAGATCAATAATCCCGCAACACATCCGTTTGAACCATGAGGGTTTGTCGACCAGTTCCCTATCGGCGTTAAGGTCTGTCATGGCGGTTGTAAACGTCCGGCTGGTATATTTGAAAGGACTCCTCAGTTCAGGCATTTACGCCTCCGTCCCGACCGCAAGCGGTGCGCTCACCGCGACGGTTTTCTTGTAATCGTAAAGGGGAATATAAAGCACGGTAATATTAACCTCTCCTCGTTTGGGAAACGATACATTCACGGTAGCCTGCGAAAGAGCCACTCGTCTATCCGGCAACCCGCCGCTTCCGTTCGCCACTTCCCTGTTTCGTCTCCCGGCCCAGGAAGCGACGTTGTATTTCGCTTTCACCGTGAACGAAGCGCCCGCAGGCGCGTTACTTAATTCGATAATCCCCGCGCCGTCGGCACGGTTATAGATAAGTTGTCTTTTCGGCTGAAAAAGTCCCATGACGACATCGTGTTGCACTTCCTCGCCAAGCGGACATAACCCGCGATAAAAGAAGTAGTCGATTGTCTTAAGTTCATCAAGCGTTTTTTCCATCATTCGCCCTTTATCTTATCGCTTAATATATCAGACAAGTTCGCCGGGGTTTTCGTCAAGAAACCCGTCGACAATATTGTTTTCAACGCCGTGCCCCCGTCATTAGGAACCGGAGTCCATGCCGTCAAATCGTTTATCAATTGCGTCAAAGCGTCGACGTTTTTCTGCAACTCTTGTTTAGCCGTATCGCCCTTGACAAACGATTCATCCGCCTCGCCTATTTCATATCGTTCATTTTCGGAATCATAAGTAATAGCGTCTCCGGTCACCCGGCTTTCATGCAACACGTCCCGCGTCTCGCCGTCGTATGAATCTAAAATCTGGTCCTTGACCTCAGACGCTATGCCCAACCAGACAGGCCGTTCCGGTTTTCCGTTGATAAAATAGACTTCAACCCAATCGCCGGGAACCGGGATTCTCACCCCCTGTATGTATCTGGGGAAACACCACGGAGCGGTGGCTTTTTCGTCCCATTTCAATTCATAGAGCGCTACCTGGACACGGCCCTGGTTAAGCCCATCTTTATTGTCAAGCACTTCGCCGACGTAATGGCGCAGGAATATGGTCTCTTCGATAATTATTCTCCGTATCAAATCCAGTTCCCGGCTCATCTTCCCCCCGTTGATATAATCACTTGCCCGGTCGGACTCAGCACAAAAGCGTCGACAAGCTCGTGGTCACACATATAATTAGCGTCTATCTTATGCGCCACTTTGCGGATATAAACGGCTACTCCTTTTTGTCTTACTCTCTCAGGAAACCCCGGTCCGAGTTCAGCGCGAAGACCAGCCGTGAACATGGGATTTCCTATTGTCACGATATTGGTTATAATCCCCGACCCCTGGGGCGCGGTTTCCTGTTTAATCGGAGTGAAATAATCTTTTATCTGTTCGAACGTCCGCGCACCGACCCACTCTTTAATGACCGCCGCTTTATCAAGAAAGTTTTCATGTCTATCAAGTTCCGCTTGCATGGCCCCTTCATTTAATTCCCACACGGTCACGCTTTGCGTTTCAGCGACATAATGGTAAAACACGGGTTTACCGCCCACCCAGCGCATTTGAATATTGTCGCCGACCCCGCTTTCACCGCTTTGATCTTTCCAACTATATGATTGCACGTTAGCGATTGCGGCCGCGCCCGGTTGATTTATGTATCCTCCCCGGTAATCGTAATATACACTTGTCGCCGCTCCAGACAGTGTAGCGGTAGCCGGTGAATCGCCTATTGCCCAGGGATCGACGAATATACCGACCGGCGCACCGTCTTGTGCGTATCCCATGCGAAACACCGTCCGCCATTCAATCGACAATCTGGCAAGCGTTTTGAAATCGCTTTCCCACTGCATAACCTCAGTCGACGGAGTTATTTTTTCCTGCATACGCTGGAAATTGATATCCCTATGCGCGGGATCAATACCCAACCTATCCATAATCTGACCAATAACGTCGCCTTTGTTCCCGGACGTATATCTGACAAAATTATTGCTCCCCCGCATATCAAGCGCTTGAAAATTGCAGTTGTACGTCACCCGTCCCTGTTCATCAGCCCGTCCCTGCGGTCCTACCACCAAAACACGCAACCCCCGCCGTTCAAGGTTTTGTGAAAACTCATCGGCGTTAAACAGATTTTCCGGAATAGATAGGTCCGACCCAAACATGGCATATCCCCACGCGATTCTCAAAGTCACTCCCGTTCTCAAAACGCGGGAATAAAAATGATTGGGATCGTTAAACGTAATTGAACCGGTATCCATTTTACCGAGTTCTTCCGTGATCGTCAGATTTTGTATGTCTTGAGACATGACTTGTTTCTCAAGATCAATATCATCACTTTCAACCGAAAAAAAACTCATATCTTTATTAGTAAGCCCTATCCCCATATCACACCAACGGTATTTTTAATTTACCGACACGACCCAAGTTATAACCGGACTCAATTATTTCAACCGCGTTCGCGTCAAACAGTTTATAGACAAGCGCTTCCGCGTTTTCGCCGTAAACGTCCCGTTTTGTAGCTATCTCGTCAAGCATATCATTTTTATGGACTTCAATTTCCGTCGCCGTTTCCAGTTCCTCAAGTTCCCGCGTTTCTTTCAACGTAACCGACACGCCGTTTGCGTTTGTGAAAACAACATCGGGTTCACGGAAATATCTCATATCGTTTTCGCCCCCGTCGCCGTACTGATAGCCGTATCAAAAGCCTCTAAAATGGATCCGTTTAACGCGCTCATGCGTCTGAACATTTCCTCGACCGTATACAAAGGGTGGGTTTCATCAAGTTTTAATTCAATTTCGATTTCGGTGTACTGCGGGTTTCCCATGTTGTTGACCATCATCCCGTTGGAAGTGAATGCGCATTTCGTCACATAATAGACAAGCGGGACCGACCCGGTCCCCCAACAATACACGACTTTCGGGTTAGGCGCGAACTGCTGCGGATATATTCCAAACAGACTGGCCCGCTGATTTCTCAACTGGTCGAACTGTTTCAAAAGCAACATGTTCCCGAAAGTGTTATTCCTTTTTACCAATTTAAGGGAAAACGATATTACTCTATTCCCGTTTGAAGCGTGGCGCATGGGAGCGTAATTTCTGCCGGGAATAACGACTTCCGCTATAACAATTGATTTATCGTCTTTGATTTGTTCAGGGACGGTCGTAGTGGTAATAATCTGATTGTTGTCGATATCAAGCATCCACCACGGCATGTGAGCGGAATATTTCGGTATTGAAAACTGTAACCCTTTAATCATGCGCCTTCCCTTACAAGGTCCCCCAAAACGCTGTCACGCAAAGTTTCTGATATCCCTTCAGCGAACTTCCTCCCGGCGTTTACGGCATCACCTTCCGTCACGGTAACGGTAAACGGTCCGAAACTGATATTAAAATCATGTTTAATATTTTTTTCAGTATTACTCACATATGGTTTAATCGGTTTATAATTATTTATAGGTTGCGTTTTTCGAGAATCGATATAATTATTTATCTCTGATTTTTTAGATTGTTCAGTATAATTATTTATTTCAGTATTCTTAGGTGATTCAATAATATTTTTTATATCCGGTATCATGGGAGCGCCTACGGAAATATCAATTTTAGGAATTTTTATTGACGGTGTTTTTGTGGCAATAATGTAATCCGACGGGTCGGTATGGATAACGTCACCACGGGGGGTTACAATCGCGTCTTTGACGTAAATATCCCGGTTGGGCCCTGGAATCATGGGCGCAAGCGGCGTCCCTGGAGCTTTTTCCCCCGGTTTCGGTTTAAACGTTTCTTTCCACGACCCGCCTATGAGGTTGGCATATTTTTCCATGCTCTTACCCCATTCGTCAATCAACTGAGCGGGTTTTTCAAGAAACTCTCTCGCTCTTTCTCCCGATACCTTTTTACCGCTTAATATGTCACCGAGAATGGCTAAACCTTCACCGAGTTGAGATATCCCTTGTACAATCGTGGAAATACTTGATACGACCATACCGACCAGCCCGACCACGGTTGTCAATATTGATCCCACGGCGCTTCCGAAATCTTCCCAAGATGTTTCGGCGAGTCCAAGAGCTTCAATCATTTTACCTATTTCATCGACGATCAATTTTATAATTTCCCAAATCGGTTTGATATGCGGTTCAAGGCCTTTCCAAATGTCACCGATGACACCGCCGATTTCTTTTATTATTTCCCCGATAAACATCAGAATCGCGTTAATCTTGAACACGATGATATTGAACGCTTGGTCAGCGCCCCCGGCCATACCGCTGAACACTTTGGAAATCGTGCCCGTAATGCTTCCAATGATATTTTTCACCGTGTTGAATACGGTTTTTACGACGCTGACCACTCCTTTGATTATGTTGACAAGATGCTGACCCCATTTTACGAATTGCGCCCGATGGTCTCTGACCCAATCGAGCATTCTTTGCAATAACGGCATCAACCATTTCCGCAATGGCCATAGGAAATTACGCAAAGCCACGTCTTTGGCAATACTGAACGCTTGGCCGATTTCAGGAATCTGACCGACCAGTTTTTTTAATCCCAAAAATACTATGCCCAATTTAGCGAAATGGCCCATTCCCTTTTTTACGCCGGACGCTATGTTTTTAGTCATGTTTTGCATGGAAGAACCGATATTGTTGACGCCCTCACCGAGAGACTTAAAAAACTTTTTCATCTCTTCGCCGTTGAACGTGAATATGGCATCCTGATTTTCCCTAGGCATCCTCAATATCCTTTTTCAGTTTGTCAATAATTACTTTGGTAATTTCCCTGAATTTTTCTTTTTCTCCCCATCTCATCTTTAACCAACTCGCAAAACTAAATGATCCCGGCAACGCGGCGACAATATCAACATATTCAGCCATGATATCGTCTTTCCCGATGTCGACATGCTGAAAACCCCCGACAAGCCAAAATACGCTTTTACCGCTCTTACGAACCGTCAGGTCTGCCGAAGAGCGAAAGCGAAAAAAGACCGGGTTTCTATCGTCGCGTCAAACCGGCGTCCGCACCGGCAAACTTTTTTAACTCTCCCTGATATTCCGTATTGAGTGGTCTGCCTGTTAATCTCCCTGGTATCATGCCCGGCTTTCATCTTCTCGAAAATCATCATTCCGAATTGCGCCCGCTCCGCCTGAGATACCTCTTCCCCGTTGATGCTCACAAGCGCCTCGGTAAACATGGCGAACTGTTGTCTTAGTTCATCCGTCGCCCCGTATTTTCCCATGCTGGCAATTCCATCGCGGATAGTAGGGTGTCTCATAGAAAACTCGGTTATAACAAGCTCATGTTCTTCTTTATCAGCCCGGCTTTTTCCTTTGATTACAATATGATTTTTGAGTTCAATATGAACCATTTCGTCAGCCGATTCACAGGAAACGATAGACAGATTTCTGATTCTATCCCTGGTATCGTCCTCGCCGTCGTCTATAGCTTTCACGACGTTTTTACATAAAGGGCATTCGTACAATCCCTCGACGTAATCATCCTCATTATAAGACAAGGCTATGGCGACGGATAATACTTCCGCGCTCTGAATCGGCATCGACTCGGTGGCTTTTTTGATTTCACCGTTTCCGGTAATCTCTTCACCGTCGGAATCAATCAGCGCGATAATCGAACCGTCGATATAAGCTTTCATAGCTTTCCAGACATTTGATTCAGCGTATTTTCGTACATTAGCGATGGAACTTAATTCGGGGGTGTCAAAAGACGCTTTTGTAATAACACGTTGCCCATACCGAAAAGGTATAGGCAACGTCTGCGGATTACCAAACACTGTCGCTTCCATAATGCAACTCCTTATTCTACATCGATGATATCCCACGGCAACACGATGATGTTGTACTGCATATAGGTGGGAGTAAGCGCGTCATACGCGGGTTCCGTTTTTTTGACGAGTTCACACTGCGTCAAAAGCTGCCGCTTATATTCGATCCCGTGACCGTCTGTGCATATAAGCGTGCCTTCCTTGATTTCGTCGTTACTCCACCAATCGTCGATGAACTGTCGCGTCATGGTATCGCGGTCGAGTCTGTAAGTCAGTTCAAGGGCTGGGATAACGTCAACGCCGTCTGAAATCTTGCGTTTGACTTTAAACCCCGGTATTTCCAACTGACCGCGTTCAAGCGTTTTCTCACCCACCATGACAAGCCCGGGGACGTCAACGCCGTCCCAATTGATTTTATATTTTGCTGCCTGAGCGGCTTTCTGCATGATCTCCTCCTTATCTCAGTTTAATGCCAACGCCGACTTTGATTGATCCGGACGGCGCGGGAAATGTAAACCATGTGTCAAGATTCTGTTCACCGATATTGATTTTACTCTGCGGGTTGTTGATAAGATCGGCTTGTACCTCGAAATGATCTTCCGGTTTTGTATCGGTTCCGTCCTCGTTGATCGACTGACCGAACGTCTCACCGGTCGGCACATTACCGGTACTGCCTTTCTGCCACAGTTGATGAAGGAAGGTAAGAATCGCCATTTTGTTTTCTTTAATCCGATTAAACGATCCCGGTTTATTTTCAGCGTCCTGGAGCGAATCAACAGCCGATATCATGATATACTCTCTCATGAATATGGCGTTCGCGTACATGAACTCGGTCGCGGTCGACGGAGTGAACATGTTTTTCAAAATTATCCCGTACCCGGTCACGTTCTGAATAACGTTGATACCGGCTTCCGCCAAATCAGTCCTATCAACATCGTTTAGGAAAGTATCGCCCACAATTCCGTTGACTCCGTATATGGGCAAATCGCTTTGCGCTGCGACATAGTGAATACCCTTCATACCCACACACCGCAACCACAGGCCCATGATATGACCAACGTTAGGTATTTCCCTGTCAGGCGACAAAGCCGAAGTGGAAAAAGGATCATCGACCTCAAGCCAATTGGCCGCGATTACTCCAAGAACGTCATCACTCCGCTGGAACGAATGACCGATGACAAGCAACTGCGCTTTCGTCTGATTCGACGTGACATTGTAAATGACTTTCGGCAAATCCCACCGCGCTTGGCTGTATGTTTCAATCGCTTTTTGAATCGCCGCGTCAGTCGTTTCCGGGTTGGCTATGATTCTAACCGGAAGATCATCGAACCGCGATAACGCCCGGGACCAGTGGGACGAAGTTGTAGGCGCGGTTCCGTCGTCACCGCTTGCCAGGTAGGTTACTGTAGAAACCGCTACGGGCATAGTAAGATCAAGCGTCGCCGGAGTGGTTGATTGCCGCGTCGCTTTTACCCACTTACTATCGGCAAACACATTATCGACGAAATAATCAGATACCGCGCTTTCAGTGGTACAGATCACTTTTCCAAGTTCCGTGTCAACCTCGGTTACGATACCGTCAAGACTTTTTCTCCAAAGCCGCAACCGGAACCCCGGTATGGTAACCACATCGTCAACCGCCAACGTCGCGGTCGCATGAAGCTGCGAATCTGTCCAAGTGATTGTTTTCGCGGTTTCGTCAATCTCGGTCACCGTATGGTAAGCGGTCCCGCCGCCACCGCCGGTCAACACTATTTTGACAATATCACCGACCACGATTCCGATAACGGAATCAAGGGTAATGGTATACGCCGTCGCCAACGCGGTAGCCGCCGCAGCGGTCTCAAACCTGTCGGCAAGCGTAACCGTGTATCCCGTCCGGTTGCCGCTGATACCGTAATCAAGCTCACCTTCATACGCCGATTCAAGTTTGATAACCGTTTCAGGGGTGCCGTCCGCAAGGTTGGCAAACGCGACAACGGCATCAACCGCCGATCCGTCGTATCCGACATGTGAACTGACGTATAACTTCGCGTCTATCCCGGCTACGTTATCGAAAAACCCTTTCACGGCGTCCGACCCGTAAAAATCGGCGTCGATATGATTGCCGAATATCTGTTGAAACTCGGCCGGGTTGTTGACGACAAACGCTTTGTCGTATTTTCGCTCAAACTTACCGACGATACCGCCGATAAGAAAATCGCTCGCTTGAACGGTTTGGCTTTTTTTCGTGGGAAGCCGTTCCCCGAAAACTCCCTGTCGTCTTAGGTTAGCCATGACTTACACCTCCACCACGGAAAAATATTTCCGCTGTTGAATAAAATCCGGATGCTCGATTTCCTCTTTCCGCAACACAACGGTCGGATTTTTGGAATCAAACGCAATCATGCGGCGTCCGATTTTAAGCTCAAACCGTCTACGCTGGTTGAACGTAACCCGGTACAATCCCGTTGATTTTTCAACTTTGTTGTTTTTCGGAATCTTTTTCTCTCCGGTATATTTGTTGTTGTCTTCGCTCATATTCCCCCCTGTTCTTCTATATTCACCGTGAGATTTTGAGTCACGGCCGCTGTTCTTTCCTCATCTGACTCTACGTCTTCGACGATTTCTATGTCAACGATATAGGACAAATGAGGAATAATATTCATGGCATCATCCGGCGTTTCATCCGCCGGTGGGTCCATCCACTCGAAATCAAAGTCCCTTCCGTTGATCCACGCCACGCATCGTGACAGATATTTTCGTATAAACCGCGTCATATCCGCGATATTATCCGGGTCTTTCGCTTGGGCGTCTATCACAATCCGCCAACTTTCGCTCAAACCCCCTAATCGAAACTGAAACTTACCGCCCGAATATCCTTTGATATTTTCGTCCCTATGCGGTACATGGTGCATAGGCGTAGGCACAAACCCCCATATTCCCACTCCAGGGAAAATGGCCTCTTTTTCATACGGTCCAAACTCGACCGGATACTGCAGGTACACGTCGGCGTCCGTGTAATCGTTTAATATTTCCGCACCGTCGTATAACTCGGACATCGTAAAAGTATCACCTTCACCTTCTTTCAATTGATGGGTTTCGGTGTTAACCCCGTCGGTGATATATACAACCGCGTCTTCAGCGAGATAATACCTGTTACCCTCAAACGTGATTTCCGTGTCTCCCATATCAGCCGACACGGTGGCTACAAGCGGCCCCCCATACGGGAATATTTCAGCCCGGGCCGACTCCAATCCGGCTTTAAACGCGCTGAATATATCGGCCGGGATATCGTCGGTTACCGCTATCATGTATGAAATCAAAATATAATCGGCGTCATTATGGTTGGCTATAATCCTGATTCTCTCGATAGTATCTATATCGCTTATATCGACCGATACCTGCGAAAACGTCTCCCATACCGGGATGTCAAATTGTTTTCCGTCCCCCAGGTCGAGGGTGTAGAGAAAATCGCCTTCCGTTTCATATATCGAATTGCCCTTACTTCTTGACCAGATGCTGAAAACGAGATCGTTATAATCCGATACGTCTATGGGAGTAGCCAAATCTTTAGTGGCGTAATTGCCGGAATTGCCTGACGGAAAACTCAAGACAAGCGATTTCAAGTTACCACCGGCGATAAAATCTTTATGCTCATTCAACCCGTGTACCGCGACCGTGCCCGTACCGGTCCAATCGGTCGCGGTGTCAAGATTGTCTATAACGGTATTCATGATACTTTTTCCTCGCCGCCCGTACCACGGCCGCCGTACCGTGACCGGATTTTGTGGAATAGTTCAGTCCGGCCGGTTCTTATATATTGTCGGGCCGCGTTCATCACCATCCTGTTTTTTTTCTTTTTGGCCTCTTTGATAAGAAACGATTCATAACTCAAGAAGAAAGTCGGCCGGGCGGGTATCCTGATATGTATCCCTCTGCCGAACCCGTTTTGAATGGTACACCCGTACTCATGGACAATAAAAAGGTCTTTTAATTTCAACTCGGATTTATGATGCGTTTTCCGGCCGGGAGCGACCTTGTACCCGTTTTTCATGGCATATAATCTCATCATGTTGATATAGGTGTGAGGATCACGGTCCCCCAATCCGTACAACGGCACACTCGGTTTCCTATACCCCCGTTTGGTTTTCATCTTGACGGTTTTGGATTTCAACCGCCGGACACTCAAAGCGTCGGTTCTGATATTACGCTGCCAATATTTTATAAAATCTTTTGCCCGTCCCTTGGCCGTCGAATACATGGCCCCTTCCATATATCTCGGCAAAGTGGCTACTCTTCTTTTTTTTTCTGCCAACTCTTTGGTAAAATTAAGTCTTGGATTTATCTTAGGGGTCATTTCACTTTACCCCCGATAACGATATAAAGATATGTGTCCCCTATTTCAGACCATAATTTTTTGTCGGACATGATATATTCCCGGCCTTTGACAACCATCCGCCACCGGATCAAATCAATACTTTTAATATCATGTGTCACGTCGGTAAACTCTTGAGTCGGGATATAAACGATAATCTCCGTATCTTCCGATAAGCCAACCCGTTCAAGAGTTTTTTTTGACGGACTGTAATCAACCTGGTTGGCATACACGGTTATATCAACGTCAATCGCCCTCGACTTTACGCTGTTATAACGGCCCCGGTTCACGGTTGATTCACTCGGCGTATAGAACTTGACTTCCGTCCCGTATTCCAAGGCGGCGGCCTGGACGTCCCGCAGAGCATGTTCGGCTTCAAAATTCATTCCTTCCCGGCTTACCGCCGGGGGAAGATAACCGCTCATGCCGCCACCACCCCAGTCGAATACTTGGCTATTATCGCGGCACTGTCTTTGTCCAACTCACTCATAAGATTACCGTATTTTCCTCGCCGTCCAAAACTCCTTCCATATCCTTGCGCATTAAGGCTGTCACCGCCACCGGTCCGGTTGGATATGATTATCAGCACCGCTTTTGCCATTTGATACAATATCAGTTCCGCCAAGTCATCGGTTAACGGGGGCATGGTGTACACCGCTTTTATATTGTACTGGCCTTTGCGGAATATACTCCCCGTCAAAATACCGTCCGGCGAAACGCATTTCGCTATCAGTATCCCCCGGGCCGAATCAAGCGTTACTGACGACATGAGATTATAAGTAGCGTCCGCCGCGTGCGTGTAGACAAGCGTAGTTAACGCCGTCATTCCCCGACGGCTTAACATCAACGTTTCTTTCCCGTTACCGCTCAAATATTCAGTAACGCTTTCACCGTTTACAAAGTCATATCCCAATATTCTTTTAAGTATTGGTATGATTTTATAATCTCTTCGGCGTTCAATCCATTCTTTATTTAAAACATCATCGGTTATTCCGTATCCTGTGAGAAACGCTTTTACTTCCGTTGCATCGGGTAACGCCATATCAATCCTCAAGATCGTAATAATTTTTTGTTGATTCATTAGGAATCTGTTTTCTTGTTATAATTCCATCCCCAAAATCAAATACATATTTTGAATCATCTTCCATATTTTCGGTTTCAATAAGTTCAACTTCCCAATATCCGACATCATCCGGCGTAACGGTTATCCGTTCACTGACTATAGTCGTATTTGTTTTGTACAGCACGCGATCTTTATTAAGAAATACCGTAATTGTCGATTGATCGGGATTTCCCTGATTATCTTTTAAATATCCCCAAACAATACAGGTATCTATCGTATCGGGAATTTCACCACCAAAAGAATATTCAACTTTTATATTATCAAGCTCCGGGCTGGTACTCCCATCATCGGAATGCAAAAATGCCTTGATATAACACTGCGTTGAATCATCAAGAAGTGATGTTTTGTTCGTTTCTATTTCTACGGCTGTATTGGATTGGTTATATGTTTCATTTGAAACAGTCCAAGAACTGCCGTTATGATAATACCAAGTTGATCCTTTTTTGATAATATATTTGATTTCATCATTACCGGTTTTGGTTGATGTTTCCGTAAATCCTTCCAAACCATCGGTTCTAAATCCGGTTATCATTTCAATTGTCGGATTTGTCGTCAAATATCCAATGTCAACATTTATATTTGCCGTCAATTCATCAACAGAATTTTGAGTATTGGTACCCGGAAATATTATTTTGAATTGCCCATAATTTTCACCATCAACATCAAGCGATCCGCAATTCGTGTTAAATGTTGCCGCATCATTAGCTTGCGAATATGTACCATCCGAGACAACCCATGCCGATCCGGTCCAATATAAATAATCCCCTGATCTTCCGATTTGTAGAGTATATCGAGGGGACTCTGTTTCCGTCGTTAAAAATGAATTGAATAATTTTATCGTACCGGCTCCAGCATGTTCCATTTCGGGAAGTATGACAGATGATTCAACATAAATTGTTTCATAAATATTAGACCAATCTGGAGTATAATTTGAAGTATGTTGCACGGTATCGAAAACTATTAAATCGTTTATAAAAAAATTAGAACTGTTTGACCCGCCCGTGTCTGCACCTGCTCTTAAAAGACCTATATCGCTACTTCTTATACCGGTATTTGTTAAGGTTGATCCTAATTGTACACCATCAACAAATAATCTTGTTTCTCCTGTTGTTATATCCCAATTCAGTTCAATTTCATATTCAGTGTCAATTACAGGATTCCATGTTTCTGCATTCGAAACGATTGTACCGCCAACATTATTATTAATAGTAACAAAAAGTAATGTGCTTGATTGAAATATTTTAATGGCATTAGTTGCATCGCCATCCGTTTTACTAATTATTACAAAAGATTGAATACTGCCCGGATTTCCGCTATAATTTGTTGTTAATTTAAATCGTATACATCCCGTTTGTTGGCTATCGGCGTTCCCGTCCGCATCATAATCAACATATCTAACATCACTATGAGCAAGATCAAGTTTGCCACCAGAAACAGAAGCCCCACCTATAGGCGATCCGATTAATACCCCGTTCCCCCAATTTCCATTAACATTATTAGTATAAGATGCGTAAAAAGTTGAATTCGCAGGTCGTGTATCTTTTTGTTGTACTTGGCCGCCTGAAAACTCAACTAAATCAGAATCATATGTAAAATCCGTATCATCAGCAAAATCTTCTGTAAAATCAACATCGTCCTGTTGAAGTTTAAGTTTAACCAATCCACTGGATATTTCTATTTTATCGGAATCAAATGTATAGTTTGATGGTGCTGTGAATGGATAGTTAAGTTCAATCGCCATTACTTATTCCTCGTACACCGCCACTTCAATTGATACTGCCGTACTCGCTCCGTCCGCTGTAAACAAAATCGTGTAAGTCGTATTTCCAAGAAGTTTCATAAACGCGCCAGGTCTATCGCTCCATGCGAACACTCCAGGCGCGCCTACGATTGTGGTTTTCATGGTGGTACCGGGAGTGGACCGCGTAGCGTCTTTCGTCAACGTTCCGCCATATGTCACGGCGCTGTTGCGGTTCATGTTATATGCCGTCACGCTGCTGCCGCCGGTGATGACATCACCTTCGGCGACGATAAAGTTTCCCGCTTTGTTGGCGTTAACTGCGATTGACAGACAAGTTTTTTTTGTCGTATCCGGCGTGGTAATACTTAAAGCGATTGTCCCGGCCGCTCCGATTGTGCCCGATACCGACGCGACATGAAGATTTCCTTTATTGGTTTGATGCTGGAGATAGTCAAGTATGGCCTGCGCTCCGTTAAGATCAAGTTTCATGGTCTCCCCCTGTAAAAAAACGGGGCCGGTTGCCCGGACTCCCGCCCCCTTTCAATCAATCATGGGCTTTTTAAGCCAACGTCGTATTGTCGCCTGCGGCTCCGCCCGCGTCACTGATAGCCGGTTTAGTCCGGTTCTCAGTGATGATAATATCGGTCGCTTGACTGTTGGTGATACTCGCGGTCGATCCTACAATCCTGTTCCGATATATAGCCGACTCGGTAATGGTAGCGCCGCTTGCGATAAGGATACCGTTCGTAACGTTCCCCATCGTATTTTCAAACACTTCCATACCGTGAAACCACGCGCTCGCGTCAACGTCGATACCGGTGATAATCCCGCTGAACCGGTTATGATGAATCCAAGAGTTTTTAGCCTCTGCGTCGATACCGATGGTAACCGTCTTGGAATTGTCGCCTTTGAAAAAGTTGTGATGAATATCGCAACCGTCGGCGACCGTCCCGGAACCCATGAGCATCAACGGAATGGCCCGCTCACTGTTGAAGCAGAACCCGGCAATCTCGATACCGGCACCGGTAAACCCGATTACACATGTGGCTGTAATGGCGTTATCGTAATTGATGATAGCGCCGTAATCTCCGTTATTAGGATACGGCGAATCCGCGATAAGGTGAATGTTGTACCCGGAAAACAAAAGCTGCTCGTTATATTGACCGGGAGCGACGTGAATGTATTTATGCCTGTTTTTACCGTAATCGATATCAGTCGTCCCGGGAATATAACGGGCCACATTCAACGCTTTCTGGATCGTCAAGAACGGGTCTTCCCACGATTTACCGGTGTAATTACTATCGCTGCCGTGTTTGGCAACATAGAACTCATCGGCGTCACGGAAAAACGATGTCCGGTTAACCGTCCGTCTGAGCCTTGAACCCAAACCGGTTACCTGGGCAACCGGGCTTGAATTGTCAAGGGCTTTCGCTTCATCGAGTGTCATATATGCAAGGTTCATGACTTACCTCCGTCTTCTTTCTCCGGCTTTTTTTTCGGCTCTTTTTTCGGCTCTTCCTTTTGTTCGGAAACAATTTCAGAGGCCGCGATTTCGATCCATCCGCCCGACACAAGAGCGTCACGCAAATCTTTGTCTTTTGTGTGGATAACGCCGTCTTCGAACTTAAGGGCGACCGGTTTGTTTTTAACCTGGACCGACACGTTACCGGTCATCTTAATTCCCTTAACCCTGTCCGGGTGCGCAACGGAGTAAGAAAACTTTTTCGGAGGTGGAGCGTCTTCTTTATACGCTTCTCCGTTGACCGTAACGCTTGCGTCCGTAAACCCGAGTCCGATAAGGTGTTGCTTAAAGGCCTTGACCTTCCCCTCGTCCATGTTTTCCGGGAACTCATAGAACCCGTCGACCATGTTGACGGTCCGACCCTCGCCGTTATAGACGATATTCGTAACCGATTTTCCGAGGGGAGCCGGACCGAACTTTACCCGGTGCCGGACGGTCGCGGGCCTACGCTTAATGACTTTCCCGGGAGCGGCTTTAGGGGCCGCTTCCGGTTTGGTCACTTCGCTTTTTTTCTCAACGTCGCTTTTTGTTACAACGCCGGGGGCCTTGTTTGTCGCCATAGCGTCCCCCTATTTGGTCCTGAGACCACGAACGACGTAACAGGTTTTTTCGAATGCGTCAATCATGGCGCAATACGATTTGAGCAGGAACGGATAGTTGTCATCGGTGTTCGCCACTTCCATAGGAGTGATAAGCCCTCCGAACGAACTGCCGCTCTCGTTGGTATACGCGATTTTTCCCATACCCTGAAACTCGTCCAAGTCCCAGAGGAACAAGTATTCGGTCGGTTTGTTGTAATCGCCGGTCTGATATTCAAGGGGAATATCGTTTTCCATCCCGCTTGGTACGGTGGTGGTGTCAACCGTGGTCGGATTAGCGGTAAACGCGATAGAAGCGACGGCCGCGCTGATTGTGCCGTTACCGTCATAGGTAAACGCACTAACGACCTTGACAAGCGTTTCCGATCCCGAAGTGGTTGAACAGTACACCTTGTAGAAAAGAGCTCCCGTATACGCGGTAAAAGTGAGAGTGATCGTATCGTTACTTGACGTGGTAACGGAATTACTGGCGGCGCTTGCACCTTGTTCACCGTCCCAGGTAACCGGAGCGACGCGGAAGTAATAAGTGTTATCCGGGATACCACTACCGGCACCGGTCGCGGCGATAACGACGGTCGTCATTTGCGCCTGCGGTCTGGTGGCCGACGTCTCAAGGATAGGAACATTACGGTATGACTCAAGCCGATAACCGCCTTGGACCTTAATATCCGAAAACGGCACGTTTCTGTTATCGCGCACGGTCGTCCAGTGACGGCTGAACGTCGACAACAGTTCCGGCGACATGAGCATACACACACGGTGATTGTTACCCTGCAACCTGGTATTTACGTCGATGATGTCATCAAGTAAAGACAAGTCAGCGGGCACCTGATCCGCTCCGGTAAGGTTGGCTCTGTTCGTCAAAGTGAATCTATCCAGCCCTGAAAAACTGTAAGCATCCGCCCCGGCGTTGCCGAACAGCATGTAAGTCCTGAGATCAAGACCAAATGCTTGGACATGGTTTTCCATTTCGGCAACGCTTGGATCGATGTAATCTTTTGCCGTCGCCTGCAAGAATCCAGTTACGGAACCTTTCCGCTTGAAAATCTTTAAAGTCTGCGTCGCTCGTTCATAAGTTCCGTTTCTCTCGGGAGTAACAGAACTTTCACCCATAGCCGACCCGGCGGCCGGAAGAGCGGTGAACCGGTCAAAGCTGTGCACTTTTTGAGGATCATACCGGAGAACCGGCACGCTAAGTTCAGGCACAAGCCTTACGGCCGTGTTCGTGATGATTTTTTCGAGATGCTCTGGAATGAGCGCCTCGCCTACACCCATGGCGCTTGTCAAGGCTTTCCTGATAAGCTCTTTTGATTCGGGAGTGCCGTAAAGTTGGTTGAATCTAAAAGGTTTCAACTTTCACCTCCTACATGCCGCGCCGGTCAGTCAACTGCCGACGGTTGATATTGTTTTTGAAAATGAACGACATGGCGGCCCCCAAATCTTTGCGGACATCGCCGGTATCACCACGACCGCCGAATCGGTTGTCATAGTTTTGTTCCCCGGTGCTTTCCTTGGCAATCGACTTGAAAATACCGGTAAGCTCTTTGAGCAAAGCGCCCTGGTCGGTCGCTTGAACCGGCAACGCTTTTTGAACCGTCTGCGTTTTCCCACGCGCTTCATCAAGCGTCTTCTCGACCGTTTGCGTAATACCGAGCGCGTCAAGCATATTCTCATTGAACTGCTCCATAGCCTCGATCTTTTTGACAATCGGCGAAATAGCTTTTTGAACCGCTGCGGTAATTGAGTTAAGCCCCGGTTGAGATTTTTTGACCGGTTGTACTCTGCTCGCAAGAGCGGCAAGAACCTGCATCATTTTTGTGACGGGCAGGTTTTCGTCGTTTACTTCTGTTCCGATGTCCATTTTATCCTCCGCCGGTTTTCTGGCGTCAAGCTCGTCGTCTGCTTTTTCCACCTCTTCGGGTTCATCTTCCCGTTCTTCGCCCGGCTGTCCTTCCATTTTTCCGAGAAACTTTTCCAGTTCCACGTTTTCCGGTTCCTCCGTTTCGGGACCGGCCACTTCTCCGCCTTCGCTCATAGTCAAAAGCTGATTGCCGATAGCAACCATGTTTTCGATAAGCGAAGTCTCTTCAGGCGTAAACGCTTTGGCAACCGCCTGGGATTTCTTTTTCATGCTGTCCTCCCTATTCTTTTGGATAGCAGCGTGCCAAGCCTGAGCGAAGTTTGAGCAAGTGCCTTCATAAGGTCGCCTTTGACCACGCTTTCAGTTCCCGCCTGGATTGTTACACCGACCTCGATGTCATCATCCGGCAGAAACACGCTTTGATTCTGCATGACGAGATTGACTATGATGGATTTATACTCGTCAAGCAATATCTCAAGCCGTTCACGATTTCTTGTATCGTCGCGGCTCATGATATCCGATATTTTTTCTTCCAGCGTATTGTTTAGCCGGAAAAACTTTTGATAATAATTGTCCTTGGCCTCTTTGTCGGAAAACTCCTGGAACAGGCTGTCATGGTATCCTTTGCGAATACGGACCGCTGCTTCCGGGACAAGTTCCCCCAAGCATTTGTAAATGGCCGTCGCCACAGAATCCTCATAGGCGGGCCTATTTACGACTACCACGCCGTCAAGAAGAACCTTGTCGATTACGCGGTTGGCATATGATCCGTCCGGTAACACGTCTTTTTCAAGGATCGATTCTTCCGGAACCGTGCCTTCAATCGAAAACCCTTTTTGAGCAGGTTTGTTATAAGGCGGCTTCCCGGTAATCTGTTTCCAAAGCTTATCCGCCCGGCCGACCGTAATTTCATCAAGTCCGTCAAGTTCGTCGAATAGCCGGTACTCAGTGAACCAGTCACTATTATTGACGACATTACTGTCAACGAGTTTTCCCAGGTCATCGATAAAATTAACGCCATGCAACCCGGCGTAAAGGAGCACGTTCCTGCTTTGCCCCTGGTCCATCATATCTTTTATACACCGGGCGGTCATACGTTCACCATGACCGTCGCGCATAATCCCGGAACTGATACCGCGAAGATATTTCCGGCGGACACCTTTTTCCGCTTTCTCGATGAAATGCTCGTTATTATCGATATTGAAAGGGTGAAACTTGAATGAGAGTTTTCTTTCCTGTTTTTTTGTTATAGCCGTATCCATCATCTTTTTTCTACATGTTCGTTTATTTTGGTGTCAAGAGATTATTCTTGCTATCTTTTTTCACTTGGTGCCGTCTTTTCGTGTTGAAATATGACCGACCGGATAAGCTTTCACGACAGCCAATTTATTCTCAAATATTGTTAAACAAGCTTTTGATAGCTGTATCAATTTGGGTTTGATTTCCTCAAGCGGTCTTTTCGGTTTGATTTCCTGTAACGGTTTTTTAGGCATAATCTCCCCCGTCGGCTGTTTTGGTATTTTCCCTTTCGGCTTGATCTTTTTGAGCGTAAACGTGTAATCGACGTCGCAGTGGCAATTAATAGTCGATTCAGGACTTGCCCCCGCCGCGTGAGGGTGCGCCATTTTTTCCCACCCTTTTCTAATCCAGCGGCCCTTGCGTTTCACCATAATCGGGACATTAAAAAGCTCTGACATTTTAACGGTCCGCCCATGCACATAAGTATGAGCCGGGCGTGGTTCATGCGATAACGATCTATTCTGCCGCCATGTTTTCGTCATCCGTCCGATATCGGAATTATGTTCAGCAAACAATTCGTTGTATTTTGCCTTAGCAGCGTCCGCCGCGCTTCTTATCTCCGTTGTCGCTATAGCGTCCAAATTACTTGGCAATTCGCCTTTTTTCCCTCTCCGGCCAGTGTACCATTTATAAACGCCCGCCATTTCAGAGCGCAATCGTTTGACTGCTTTCGGGCTTACTCTGCCATCAGGCCCGATAAACTTCAAGCGTCCGCTTTTGTCTTTCTCCGATAATGCCGCTCTCAATTTATTCGTCAGTTTATCCCGGAGCGTGTTTGAAATAATATCGCCGTCTTGCGCTGCTTTCCTCAGATATATCTCGCGCTTAGGCATAACATCCTGAAACCCGGGAAACCGAATAATATCCTGATACTGTTCACCAAGATTTGCCAACTGCCTTTTGTATGCGCTGTTGCTTTTCCCGACTATTCCCTGGGAGACATTTTCGGTTTCATGGGCGGTAACGGCTTTCATCAACGCTCGGTATTTTTTTCCGGTCGCTTCTCCCGGTCCGATTTTATATTTCTTGGCAAGTGCGACAAAATCAAGCTTTGCCATTACTTATCCTTGCGGAGGTCTTTTGTACCATGGTTGATTTGTTGCCAATTCTGGCCTTTCATATTCAGGCTTGGGATGATAATTCACATTCCGTTTAATAAGATCATCATTTATGGCTTTAAGATCATTCATAAACTCGTTATATGATATATCACCGTCAAGCAATTCAAGCTCCATATTTTCTAAATCATGTTGCATAATTTCAGAGCTGTCTCTTTTTTTTATAGCATCATATAATTGTTTCGGTTCGCCTTTATCGTTAAGAAGGGTTTCTTGTAATACTTTTTCTTCTTCCGGGGTTCGTTTTCCTTTTTTGTTTTTCATCTTTTCGGAAAATGCTGATTGAACTTGTCTTTCTTGTCTTACCTGTTCCCACTGGCCGGGAGCTATCTTTTTCCACTTGGTGCCGTCTTTTCGTGTTTTGACAGTTCCAACAGGAAGCGCCGTTTTTGACACTCGGTTTAGAATGGATTTAAATACCTGAAACGCACTTGAGATAAACTCCGACTTTTTAGCTTCGCGAAAAGATGTATAACAGGCAGCGAGTCTTTGATCCTGCGGATCACCGCAATCCCTTATGGCATGCATACAACGCGGGATATAATCCTTTGCGTTTTCTCCGCTTTTTGGTTTAGGTGGTGACGGCATACTTCCCCCTATGACAATATTTTTTCAACGGCGTTTATGATCTCATTTTCAGTCGCGCCGGATTTCACCATGTCTTCAACGACCGTCATCATATCGACTTCCATTTCTTTGAACAGCGCGTTCATGGATACGATATACGGTGACGCCAACGCATCCGCTTCATCGGCCGTCATTTTTTTATCTGTCAGTATCGGCATTACTTCATACCTCGCATAAATAGCGGATTATTTGGAGACTCTCCCAATTGCGCCTGTTGCGCCCCTTGGGGATAATTGAACTCTTCTTTGTCATACGGTTGTTCTCCTCTTTCTTCCTTGAGCGTGTTCACGTCATACATGCCGGACTGCAATCTTTCTTTATCAAGCGCCAATTTTTCAGCGTCACTCAAACTGGTTTTGTGTTCCATTTTCCACCCGGGACCAAACCGGTAGGGTATCCATTTTTTTGTCACGGTTTTGTCTATGATTCTCACAATCGGGTACACGCCGCGCTCACGCTCTTGTCGTTCCTGTTGGGTGGCTACACTTTGACTGGAAAACTCCATCGATCCGTCAAGATTCATCTCCGCGTTTGAAGCGGAAAATACCATGCCGATGTCACGAATAAGTTTATCCTGCCGCTCGCTTTGTGTTCCGAATGTATCAGCTTTCGATATATCAACGACCATCGGTGTCCCCATTCCAGTCAACGTCACGATTGCGTTTTTGCGTTCCTCGTTTATTTTATGCTCAATCCGTGATTGTTCTTCTTTGTCAATCGGTAATTTAAGTTCTTCGCCTTCCAAGTTTTCTAGAACAGCGGTTCCCGTCCCCCCGCCAAATGCCACAATCTTCTGCGGGGGAGTGGTTCCGTCCGCTCGTTCAGCCGCTAATTTATCAAAAAGCATGGATTCCGCTATTTTGTTTAGAAGTGCTTCTATCGGAATTAACCCGTATGACCTGGCACTTATGGGTATATAGTTGTCGTAAATTATCTCATCGGAAAAATATATTTTAGGCTCGACAAGCTGCATGAGTTGGACATAACCGGTCCCCCCGCCTACATATCTACCGCGAAGCGGCAAAACCGATCCCCCCGGGAGCATGTAAACAGAGTCAAGCAATCCGCCGATCATCATCATGTATTGGGCATCGGCCCCGTGGACCATCAAATCATATGTCCATTTTTTTGTCATTTCCTCGAAATCGTCGCTGTCATTAGGCTCGTTTATCCAGTCTACTATCTCCTGGCTTGAGTCATCGGCGGTCATTTTTTGTCTTTTAGACCACCTTTTTAGAGATTGAGAAAAATTGGAAAGGTCGTCTTTTATATCCGGCAATTCTTCTTTGATTTGCTTCATACACCGGGCACGGACGATGATGTGTTTAGCGTCGGTGGGAGAATCCCATTCACGGTATAGATCATAGGCCATTCTAAGGGCTTGTACAATCCGGTCTTCATCGCTTTTTTTCTTGGTAATTTCCCATTCCAAGGCGCTTATTCTTTGACAACGATTATTGACGACCGCGAATATCGGAGCGCATAACCTGGCAAGATATTCACGCTCTTGGGGAGTGAGCATAAAAATAGGAATTTGAACCTCACCGTCGATTATTCTACCGGCTCGATCCCTCCCTTGTACTCCGACAATCTCAGAAATGGTATAGACGTTATGTCCCCGTCTATTTTTATCGTCTCTTCCATAATTGGCCGTGGACATCGGAACTAATGTATACATATAAATACTTTAATTGTTCGTTCATTTTTGTGTCAATCACAACTGCCGCCCATCTTTTTTACCCTGTTTTTTTCCCATGAACCGCGCCCATATCCAAATGAAATATCGACCTCTTTTGACTTGATTTCCGACCAGTGTTTTATTTTTAATTCGTTTATCATGGCCGCCGTGAAATGAAGGTACTTTTTAAACTGGTTAATTGATCCGAATAATCTGAGTGATTCACCGTCATGTAACGGGAACTCATAGTAATGCATTTTATCAGGATTTATTGGATATCTTCCCCTTTTTTTCAAACCCCCTCCCTGTTTTATTGTTTTTTAATAAGGGGGGAATTAAGCGGATTCCCCCGGCATACTCATCACTCTTGTAAAGGAATAAAGACCATGCGGTTATCCTTGACGCCGCTTCGTCAAGTTCTCCTTTAAAATCTCGCTTTCTTCTTATTCAAACATTTTCCTAATTTCCCGGTCTCCCGCTTGCCTTTCCGATTACACCAAACGCGGGCTTTCGGATTGAACCAGTGACATCCTCGGCATTCAAGCATTATTTGTTCAGGAGTCAATTTTGTCTGTAATGCTCGCAATATGATTTTCTCCCTTCATTTCAAAAACTGAACAAATCCAAACCCGATACCATATATCATAAGTAATGCTATGGTAACGCAAACCACGGATATCGCTATCCAGATAACCGCCCGGCCGTATCGTCTATAGTCATGCCGGTGGATAATCTGCATACCGCGAAACGTTAATGTTGAAGTAAGGACAATCAAAACAATCAAAACAAGCAGTTCATCTAAGCGAAATACTACAATCAATATTTCACCCTCGGTAAATACCGCCGACCTTTGTTATCTACGTCAACAGGTATTTGTTTGATAGTATAAGTATATCCGATTATTGATCCATCTTCAACCCAAGCAGCATGCACATACCACCTCCAGCTTTCTCTGCCTTTGTAATTGCGTGATTGACTGACAACCCCGTTACTCCACCACTCGGTCAAAATAGAACAGGTTATTTTCCAATCCGTGCGGTCGTCGATCCTGTAGCGTATCCCGGACTTGGTTTTTATTTTTCTCCACAGCTTTCTGTCTTTTGGCGTATATGTCAGCCATTTCTCCGTAGTTATTATTCTTTTGGCGTACCACGGGACACGGTTATGCCAGACGATTGTTGCGATTACTATCGGCTGTGGGTCAATCGGTGCCAGGCTTGAGTAATGCTTGTACAGACCCACGATGTAGACGGCAAAGGAGGAGACGATAAAAAATATGGCAAGGCGGAGTTTCATACCCACACTCCAATCATGTTTGAGTAATCAATCAATATATTTGCTGATACTCGCCAATATATATTTGATCACATTTCCCGTGTGCATATTTCCTGAATGCATGAGCAAGAATTATTATTTCTGCATTGATATCCCTCTTAAACTTCCCGCTCTTTTTTTGCTGATAAAATCTTTTTCCTTTCACCCAATAAAGGCCCCACCCTTTAGGCAATTCATCAACGTGTATTAGCCCCCATTCACAAACATAATAACGGCTTCTTCCCATATGCGGACATTCCCTGTAATATAATTCCGGCCTTTCCGCCCTTATCTGTAAATATACATCATTATTATATCCAGATAGTGCGCGTTTTGATAAATATGAACTGACTTTCGGTGCCCATTTTATTCTGCAATCCTTCTTGGCATCAGATAGGAAATCAGAACGACTTGTTTTTATTTCGAACAGAGTGGTAACGCCATTAAAAACTAACACATCTGGGAACTCGCCTGTTACATAACTTTGATATTCGACTAATGTTACGAGAGCTTTTTTCCCAAACCGCCGGGCGGTTAAATGGCAAAGTTCGGCATGTGTCAAACCCACACTCCAATCAAAAGAAGAATTACCACGAACAGAACGTATGGCCAGACGCGGGGACGCCAATCACTGCAAAATCTACCATTCCACATAGCGCCGTCACGCCAATAACACCATGACGGTTTACGGCATGTATCACACGTCTTTTTCATCTTTTCTCCACCAACTTCGCCAAGAATAACCGCAGACAGACCTTCGGCCTCTTAGGCGGGCCGCCTGCGTGACGCCGCTCATACGTCGGGCAACTGCGCGGACAACTGCGGACCGGGCATGTAGAGCATAGCGTTTCATCGATGGTTGTGATAGGGCGTCTGCAATCGTGGCATGTAGCGGGAATGTTTTCAGGGATCATCACAGCATAAATAGTGCTGCTACATGATGGGTTGTATTCAAATTGCCCGCATCTTTTCCAGTAGCATTTCTTAGGTTTCATGGGAGAGCTCCTTTAACGATTCACAAAATCTCCTTGCCTCTTCGCTTCTCAATACTCAATCGGCTTTCGAGGTTCGCTTTTGTACACAACTCCAGTATTATCTGTGCTTGTCGTAGTATACATCATCTTTTTCCTTTCCCCGTATACGCCGGGATTATCGTAGCAAACAGAATCATATAGTTTTTTTCTCTCGCTCCTGTGTGTGCGTATTCGTAGTGATATGTGTTGTAGGATGTGGCGTAGATGTTATTCATGTTTTTTCCTCTTTGCTTTATACTGTTGCAAAGCTTTGAGCCAGTCAATGAATTCCTCAATCATCGTATCTGACAGATTGCCCTCGCTGTCAGCCCAATCGATAGCGCGGCGCAGTTCCTCCTCCGTGAACATTTCGGATATGGCGGATTCGTACAGATCAAAAACATCGTGAACCTTATGTGGTGAGCAGTTGAAGTTTTTGCCTGATACTCCGGCGTAGAAATCAGCATTCAGCACATGCTCACGCAACCTCCGCGCTTTTTCAAGCTCGCTTTCTGGGTGCTTGCCGCAAAAATCACAATATTGGTCGTAAAGTTCTTTGTAGTCTGCCTGCCAATCTTCATCACGATTTCCAAGCGATATGGTTAGCAGTGCCATTGTTTTGTGAAGTAGTTCTTCGCTCATCTCGGGTATTTTATCGGACATGATTCACTCTCCTTTAACGACAATTTCTTGCAAAATTCTATATACTTCTCTCGCCTCATCAATGGTTCTGATATTAGCGGTATGATATTTCCATCCTAATTTTTCACTTATCGCCGCATATATTTCTTTTCTCGCCATTTTGTTTTCTTTCCATATGCTATCGAGTAGTTTGTGAATATGTTTTCTGGCGTTTCTAACCGCTTCTGATGGTATGCATCCGAGCGGCTTTGTTCTGTTTTTCGTCTTGTGATGACATCCTACATAATTACCGCAAATATCGCATTTCCAAAAAGGGAGATGATGAAAAGATAGAGATCGAGGATATATTTCTTTTCCGTCTGTCAATCTGGCCTCAATATCTTTATTGCATGTCGCGCAGAATATTGTCC